CAGGAGCAGGAACTACTAGATGAGTCCCAAGGGGATAGTAGAAAGACTCAAGAGACCATAAATGAGCTGTTAGGTATGAGTCATGACATGTTCAAACACGTTGTAGCACTCAATACCTATACAGAACCGTTCCTAAACCTTAGGCAGATGGATCAGAGAGCTATTATTGAGCAATTATTAGGTATAACACTGCTATCAGAGAAGGCTGTGGCTCTCAAAGAGCAGGTTAGATACACCAAAGACGCTATAACAGAGGAAGAAGCTACTATAAAGGCTAAACAAACAGCAAATGAAGCTATTGAAGCCAGCATACATAGCCTAACTATAAAGCAATCTGCTTGGAATACATCTAAAAAGGAGCGTATCAAGACTCTAAAGAAGAATATAAAGGAATTAGAGCAGGTTGATATTGATTTAGAGCTTGAAAAGCACGAAAAGCTACAGCAATGGACGGAAAAGAGCTCTCAGATTGATAATTTACGCAAAGAGCTTGCTACATTAGAGGCAGCAGAGAACAGAGCACAGAAGGCAGCACATAAAGCTCTAGAAGAATACAATAGAGCTGAGAATACCGAGTGTTATGTTTGTGGACAACCCTTAAAGAAAGGGCAACATGCTGAGATACTCAAGAAAAAGCTGAAAGAGTTGAAGGATGCTGACAAATACCTCGATGAGGTAGCAAAAAAGACTCATGATACTCGCATGGGACTAGGTGAGATAGGTGATATCAATGGTAGGCCTGAGACATTCTATGAGGATATTAAGGAAGCATACGAGCATATGAACAATCTCAACCAGTTACAGCAAGCAGTAGAGCGTGAGCAGGGTGAAACTGATCCATATACGGAACAGATTGACGAATTGCGGGCTACTGCCATCCAAGAAATTAGTTGGGACAACATCAATCAGCTAAATGCATATAAAGAACATCAAGAGTTCTTGCTAAAACTGCTTACAAGCAAAGATTCTTTCATTAGAAAGAAGATTATTGAGCAAAACCTTGCTTATTTGAATAATAGACTTACATATTACTTAGATAAACTAGGTTTACCCCATCAGGTATTGTTTTTGAACGACTTATCTGTTGAAATTACCCAGCTTGGGCAGGATTTAGACTTTGATAACTTGAGTAGAGGTGAAAGAAACAGGTTGATACTTGGTTTATCCTTTGCTTTCCGTGATGTATGGGAGTCATTGTATCAGAATATCAACTTATTGTTTATTGACGAGCTTATTGACTCTGGTATGGACACTGCTGGTGTTGAAAACTCCCTTGCTGTCATCAAAAAGATGGGTAGAGATAGGAAAAAGAATGTATTCCTCATCTCACACAAGGATGAACTAGTAGGACGTGTCAATAATGTACTAAAAGTTGTCAAAGAGAATGGATTTACATCGTTTGAGAATGATTTTTCAACCGAATGATAACCTATCCATTATATACTACTATAAATAATCGTATGAAAGAGTCTGATACACACGATGAGATACTGATGTCACTAGCTAACTACATCCATTGGCTGAGGGAGTGGGAAAGAAAACCTTCTATGGCTAATGGACTATCAGCTTTGAGGTATCTTAGGCGTATTCGGACTCTAGGTAAGGTTAGAATTAAAGAACTACAAGTTGAAATGCGAGAAACGCTAGAAGAAAAACGAGAAAGATTTGCCAAGCAAAAGCAAAACAAAGGGAAAGACGTTTGAACGTGAGGTAGCTAACTACCTAAGCGAGATATATAACGATTCCTTCACCAGGGTTCCTGATTCTGGTGCATTTACTGGAGGTAAAAACGCATTTAGACGTGAAAAACTCACGGAAGGACAAGTGCGAGCACACAAAGGTGACATTATACCCCCAGATGATTGGAAATACTTCAATGTTGAATGCAAAAACTATGCAGACTTCCCATTTCATCACTTATTATCACTAGGCCCAATACCAATCCTTGAGGATTGGATCTCACAAACACTACAGGCAGCTGATCCAGGCGATTGTAACACACTTATCTTCAGAATAACCCGCAAAGGCACATTCATAGCTACACAATTACCAAACAATTTTATAGTTAACAGGCATCTAGACTACACTGATAAGGCACAAAACGTTTGGCGGATCTCAAATATGATAGATTTCTTTGAGAATAATGCCGAATCTTTCGCTAAACGTAACAAGGCTATATAATTGCTCTAATGTTTGATCGAGGAACCTCGATCCGTCTTGAGAGCTAGGTTTATACATCTAGTTCGGATCTGACGTGAGCACACTCTAGTCCCAAAAACCCTAACAACGGAACGAGGTTGGGGGTAACATAGCAGAATGTTGGGAAATATGCTGCTATGTGATGTTGGTGCAGGTAGGGGAGAGGCCAAAGCCCCGGGGACTGAGAGAAAACACCTGCTTCTATTGCCTCGGCGGCGATACTCACAGGAAGATTCCTGGCTTCGAGTAAATGGAACCTGCGGACAGGTTCCACCTGACGACTTAATCTACAGGAATATCTTCCCCAAGTACAGTTATTAACAGGATTATAAATGTATAAAAGGAAAGAAAGCGTAGCGAAATTGGATACAGATATTGAATGAGCGTAAGCGAAATGAAAATATCTTTAGACAAGATGGGCTAGCCCCATCTGAACGAGCTAGTATACCACTACATAACTCATCGTTGCGATTATAGTAGTGGCATACCAGTTTTATTGACTAATTCTATATTTTCTTTTATAATATCGTTAAGGATCATCCTATCTTCTGCTGAATAATCCCAAAATAATTCACGAGCAGTTACTCCTCCACGCATATACCAACATATCTTAAAGACATTATACTTTATCTCTTTGGCTTCTGCTTCCATTTTTTTGGACAGCTCTAATATTTCAGAGCTCGAGAGGGGAATTACTTGTTGACGAAAAAAGCTGAGTTATCTAGTCCTATATTAGTAGTTTGTTCGTGTGAGCATTCAGTGCAAGTAACAGCCTGTTCGGGTATCTGCCACCTCTCTTTTTCACCATCGATAGCTTCTTTTACTTTTGTATAAAAATGTGACTCACTATTATTAATAAATTCAATAATCTCTGATTGATTTGATATAATATCTTCATCGACTGTAATAGATTCAATTTGATTTTGTATATTATTTGCTTGTAGCTTGCCAAATAACCTATAAAACTCTTCTAGATACTTAAATCTCTCAATGTCATCATCCTTTGTGTGTTGATTTATAGATTTTTGTAACCGATATGCTTCAATCTGTAGGTCGGTGCCTTCTTTATATGTCAAAGGACGCAAATTGAATGTCAAAGGATCAACAAATACATTAGAATTGTATGTCAATTTGCTATAATAGTCTAAGGCTGACAATAAATTGAAATCTATTTCTTGAGTTGCCTTACATTTTTGACAAACAAACGACAACCCTAACGCCTCTCCAAATGTAGCAATTCTAATACCAATTAAAACTGTATCCATATCAATTTGTGATAGCTTCCATGGGTCTTTTATGGCAGGAATACACGATTTGATAACTGCTACAGTAGCTTCTCCAGTAAAAAGTGCATCTGGATTTTTGAACATGATCTCATCCATGGCGTTCATACCAAAGACTGGTATGTTTCCAATATCGCCATCAATAAAGTCATTGGTGTAGAACTTTCCGCCAGACGGAAGCCCAATGTATACCTTTGGCTGTCTATAAAATTTTGTTAATTTACCACTAAAAGGGGCAATGTTTTGCATTATTAATCTCCATAATACTGTAGTTTTATTTATCACCAAAAATCTGCCGTATATTTTGATTAGGTTTTGATTGCTAAATATAGCTATAAAGTTATAGGAATATTATGGGAAGAAATGTTACCATTAAGCTATCATCACAAAATAAAGACTCTGGAAATCTTGATGGTGCTATATTTGAGAATGCTGCTACTAACGAAATGATATCAAAACTTGCGCCGCATATGTCGCAAGCTGCAGAAGCTATCAAAGATGTTGGCGAGAGTGTTGATAAGAATACTCAAGCTACAAAAGACGCTAATAAATCATGGTTTGATTTCTCAGATATGTCTGAGGGTGCTTCCGAAATAATGTCAAATGTCGCCGGGTTAGCAGGCGATGTATATAAGCAAACAGCAGATGTTCAATCAACTTATAATAGATTAGAGGGTATTATTATAGGTGTATCTAAAGCAACTGGTGGGTTATTATCTAAAGTTCCGTATTTAGGTAAGGCTGCTAGTGGTTTTACGTCAGTGATGAAATTTGCTAGTGGAGTTTTTAAAGGTGGGCTAAAAGAAGTAGTAGATTATACTAAAGTTTTAGATGAAATGTCTCAAACTGGATTGTCATTTACTGGAGATTTGTTTGTATTAAAAAATGCTGCGGCTTCAACTGGATTAGAGATACGAGAATTTCAAGGAGTTATAGGCGGTGTTGGCGAATCCCTTGCTGGCGTTGGCGGAACTATGTCTCAAAGTGCCTTAATGGTTTCTGAATTTGCAAAAGATTTTAAATTTCAGAATGAACAAGGGTTTGAAAGCCTTCGTCGCATGGGAATGGGTTATGAAGAAATAACCGAAGTATTAGCAAAACAAATGACTATGAATAGAATGGCTAACTTTGAGGATGAGGCTGTTAGACAAAAGCAAATGGAATCTGCTGTATTGCTTGCTACTGAAATGGACGTTATGTCTAAACTTACTGGTAAATCTAGAAAAGAATTACAAGATGAAGTTAATACAGCAAATATGTCCAAACAAACTCAAATGCAAATTATGAGGCAACAAGCATTGGGTAATGAAGAAGTTGCTGAATCGGTTAGGCTAGCAAAACTTGCGGCTGCAGGGTATGGTGATGGAGCTAAACTAGCAATGGAAGAAATTATTGCGTGGGGCAATGTTGTAACTCCTGCCGCTAGACAGTTTATGAATGCTGCTGGTCCTGCTGCTGATGAAATTTTGCGATTAGGGCAGGCAGCTAAAGCAGGAGAAGATGTAGGTGAAGAACTCCAAGCACTAGAAGGTGCAATGGCAGAACGATTGAGTGACACTGGCGCAATGGCTGCTGGAACATTAGCTGGTATGAATGACACAGGCGATGCGTATGCTGATTTATTTCTAAGCTCAATGGGCAAGCTCAATATGGAAACAATGCGAAGATCAAAGCTAGAAGAAAATCATGGCAAGTCTATGGCTCAAATTAGAGAAGAGATTGAGCAAGAAGCTAGAGATGAATTAGCGGCACAAAAAGCTGAAGCAGAAACTCCAGGGCAAGCATTAAACAATACAATAAAGCAAACTAATGACATGCTCAAAACTGCAGGAACTGGTTTCAATACCTTTTTATTAGGCCCTAACGGATTTGTACAAGGATCTGCTGCTGCCACAGGAGCTATCAACAAGTTTGGAAATAGTGTTGGAGAGCTAGGCGACTGGATGTCAGAAAAAATGAGATCAGAAGTAACCGAAAAAATTGGCAGTATGGATACTATGATTGGTGAAGCAGAAGACAAATTCGATCAAAAAGTAGAAATTGAAAAGAGAACTAGATATAATACCTCCCCACAAGGAAATGATCCAACACAATCTGGACATCAATTAACTTCTTATGCTGAAAGTCCAGAACTTAAGCTTCGACAGACTGAAGCTCAAATGGTAATGCAACAAGCTGAGACTGAAAAGAAAATAGAAGAGTTAACAGCCAATATACAGAAATTAGGATCAGGATCGTTGTTTGAAAATAATGATTTTGATGTATTAGCACATACTCTAACAGAACTAAAAGATAGTGAAGAAGAGTTACTAGTAGAATTATATCCAAAAATAAAAGCATTAGGCAATACACCTGAAGAATTAGCAGCAACACTAAAAGCAAACCAAAAAGATTCTGAAACTATGGCTCATGCATTGCTTACAGAGCTTGGTGTAAAAAGCGATGTAATGGAAGGTGTAATTCAAGGAGTTGAGGAAAGAATTGGTGCTGGTAGAGAATCTAACGAAGACAGAAATATATTTGGAAAAACTTGGGATAAACTATTTGGCGATGAAGGCTCAATTCCAAAAATGCAAACTGAATCAATCAATGCTATGAACATGGCTTCAACAAACTTGGGCACATTTAGTAATGAGATAAAAACATCAACAACTACTGCTGCCACTGCTATGAATATAGCTTCAACAAACTTGGGCACATTTAGTAATGAGATAAAGACGTCAACAACTACTGCTGCCACTGCTATGAATACAGCCTCAGCAAGTATGAATGCTTTGACTAGCAATATTCAAACTACAACTATAAATCGCCCAGTACCAACACTTCCTGAGATACAAGCCTCACAAAAGGAAAATGTAGAAGCAGCATTTAACAAAACGTATGATGCGTTTCAAAATGAGAACACACAAGATGAGACTACTCAAAAAGCAAATAATGATATGACCCAAGCTATAAATACACTAACAGAAAAAGTCGATGCTTCTAATAAACTATTACAAGAACAAACAAGTATATTAAAATTCAGTGCCGGTGAGGCATATCAACAAACAAATATAGCAAGAACGGCTACTAGACATAGAGGTAGTTTAGAGGTTATTGGCTAACAAAGGAATATAAATGTCGTGGAAAAAGTATTTTACACAAGCTAATACATCTGTACAAGGAGGAGGCGTAGGAGCAAGCCCAATAGACGGGTCAATGTCCTCAACACGTCCTGGTCCAGCAAAAACAAATTATTCATCGTTTTTGCCAGATGTATATACAGGAGCACCAAATCGTATTGATAGATACCAACAATATGATACCATGGATTTGGATTCAGAAGTAAATGCTGCTCTAGACATTTTAGCAGAATTTTGTACTCAAAAAAATCCTATCAATGACACTAACTTTGAATTTAAGTTTTATAAAAATGCTACAAATTCAGAGATACAAATTTTAGGGCAATATCTAAAAACATGGTGCAAACTAAACGATTTTGAAAATCGTATGTTTAGGATTTTTAGGAATACATTCAAATATGGTGACTCTTTCTTTATGCGGGATCCAGAAGAGAAAAAGTTGTTCTATGTAGATCCGTCCAATGTTGTTCGGATTATAGTCAATGAATCTGAAGGAAAAATACCACAGCAGTACATAGTAAAAGACGTTAATTTCAATTTCAAAAATCTAGTAGCTACTGCACCAATACAAACGGCAAAAGGGCCGGGTGCATCGAATCCGATTAACGCCACAACTAAGACTGGCGGTACACCAGCACAGACACAAGGATCACCATACACAACAGCACAAGAAGAAACTCCAGTGTCTAGTAACCATATGGTTCACGTTTCGCTGTCTGAAGGGCTTGACGCAAACTATCCGTTTGGTTCCTCACTATTAGAGCCAATATTCAAAGTATATAAGCAAAAAGAATTACTTGAGGATGCTATCCTCATTTATAGAGTTCAACGAGCGCCGGAGCGTAGGGTGTTTTACGTTGATGTTGGTAACATGCCATCCCACTTAGCGATGCAATTTGTAGAGCGTGTAAAGACAGAAATACACCAAAGACGCATTCCATCCAAGTCAGGCGGCAGTACAAATGTTATTGACAGCAGTTATAATCCGTTGTCAATCAACGAGGATTACTTCTTCCCTCAAACTGCTGAGGGAAGAGGCTCTAAAGTAGAAACACTACCAGGCGGAACTAACCTAGGCGAGATTGATGACTTACGATATTTTACAAATAAATTAGTAAGAGGATTGAGAATTCCTTCGTCATATTTGCCTACTGGAGCAGAAGATGCTACAGCAAACTATAATGATGGGCGTGTAGGTACAGCATTTATTCAAGAGCTACGATTCAATAACTATTGCGAAAGACTACAAAATTTAATGGTAGTACAATTCGATCAAGAGTTCAAACGCTACCTACTAGAAAAAGGTGTTAACATTGACACATCAATGTTTGATATAAAGTTTATGCCACCAAAGAACTTTGCCGCTTATCGTCAATCAGAATTGGACAATCAACGCATTTCTTCTTTCTCAGCCGTACAGCAAATACCATTTATTGCTAATAGGTTTGCGCTAAAGAGATTCCTCGGACTGTCTGAGGAGGACATGGCTGAAAATGAACGGCTATGGCGTGAAGAGAACGACGAAGAATTAGATAAGAAGACTGGAGATGCAGCAGGCGAAATGCGTGGTGCAGGAATTAGTGGGGCAGGAATTTCCTCTGATGTAGCTGGAGCGGAAGATACTGCTGACTTAGATAATATGGAAGATGGAGGAGACGCTGGAGCTGTGGATAGCGCCGCTGGCGATGACGCAATGGGTGGCGGAGGAGATCCAGGAGCAGCAGCAGAGATGGGTATGGGCCCACCGCCAGCATAAATACATATATGATACTAAAAGAAATTTTTTACTACGAAAAAGAATCAGATATGAATTTTCACGACGACGATCAGTACGAGCCGGAGTATGATGATTCTATCGTAGATTTAGACGACACAAGAAAAACAAGACTCACATTGAAGCAAATCAATCGTGCTCGCAAAGCTGCGGAATTACACGATAGAGAGAAAGCAAATGAGATTGAATTTGTACGACAGATGTATGGCATGGCTGCAATCGCTGCCGCTCAAGGTGAAGGCGGAATGTAATGCGCCATGAAAGTAGATAAAAGTCTCTACACAAAACAACAATGGCAAGTTATACGCAACGAACGCAGAGCTAAAAAACTCAAAACAAAAATTGACACCAACCCAGCCTTTGTATTAGGCAACGGCACTTCACGCAAACCAATCAATTTAGAAACACTACAGAAAAAAGGAATGACATACGGATGTAACGCTCTGTATAGAGAATATTCTCCTGACTATTTGATATGTGTTGATCCTAGAATGGTTCATGAAGTAAATCGTGCTGGATATCAAAATAGTCATACAGTTTGGACCAACTACAATATATCTTATAAAAATTACAAAAACTTTAACTATTTTGATCCTATGAAAGGCTGGAGTTCAGGACCATCTGCTTTGTGGTTAGCTTCTACGCAAGGGCACAACACAATTTATATATTAGGATTTGACTACAAAGGATTGAACGGGCAAGACATTGTAAATAACATTTACGCTGACACACCTAACTATAAATGCTCGCATGAGGCAGCAACTTTTTACGGAAATTGGCTGAGACAAACACAATCTGTTATCAGAGAATTTAAAAATACTCAATATTTTCGAGTTATAGCAAAGGATAACTTCCAACCAAAAGAGCTAAATACTTTTACAAATTTCCACACTATACTGATTGAAGATTTTCAATCAGCATTCCAAATAATATGAGTTACGCCAAAACGGCGATTTTATGCGTGTATCTATACTGTTTTCTCCGAATGATGTAAATAAAACTATATGTTATGACAGCCTTATCATATAGTTTATAGGAGAAATAAATGGCACAACAGCAAAGACGACGGCAACGTACCAACGAAGCCCTCAAGCGAGTACCAGGAAGCAAAGGCGGACCGGTAACTTCTAACAGAACTGGCGAAGATCCATATGGAGAAAGAAAAGTAGCTACAAAGAAACCTAGTAAAACTAGAGCTCATGGAGCAGATCCACACGCAGAGGAAAAAGTATCTACAAAAGAAGCTGCAGATCCATATGCAGAAAGAAAAGTAGCTACAAAGAAACCTAGTAAAACTAGAGCTCATGGAGCAGATCCACACGCAGAAAGAAAAGTAGCTACAAAGAAACCTAGTAAAACTAGAGCTCATGGAGCAGATCCACACGCAGAGGAAAAAGTATCTACAAAAGAATCTGCAGATAAATTCCAAAGAATGCTTGAGTACCTTGTAAATGAGGATCGTGCAAAAGCAGAAGAATTATTCCACGAAATTGTAGTAGCTAAGTCACGCTCAATTTACGAGAATCTTCTCGAAGACGAAGAAGTTGACGAGGATGATGAAGAAGTTGACGAAGATGACGAGCTTGACGAAGACGACGAGGACCTCGACGAGGACGACGAGCTTGACGAATGGGACGAGCTTGACGAATACGAAACAACCCCATACCAAGATGCCAATGACAACGATCAAGATTATCAGTCTGGACACGAAGGTTCAACACCAGGTGGCGTAGATTATAGCTGGACTGGCGGACAAGGTACAAATGAAGTCCAATTTGGAGATCATGGTACATCAGTTAGCATTCCAACAGAAGACGGTGAGTTTGGCGAGGCAACAGCGGACAATCCAGAAGTTGCTGCAATCTTCTCACAACACCTTGCTGGTGTAGGCGCTGATGATGACGCAATTGAAGCTATTGAAGCAGCAATTGATGAAGTAGATCAAAGTGTTGATTTAGCATCTGATAATGAAGGCATGTATGACGAAGCCGACGACGATTTGGAAATGGGCGGAGATCCAGAAGGTGATTTGTCTATGGACATGGGCGACGACGACATGGATGACATGGATGCTGGTGACGAAGGCGGCGAAGTGACACAAGATCAGATTGCTGACTTGGAAGCAGAACTTGCAGACTTGAAAGCTGAATTTGAAGAACTAATGGCAGACGGCGAAGGCGGCGACGATGACATGGATGACATGGGCGACGACGATATGGGAGACGACGACATGGAAGAGCCTGTAGGCGACATGGACGACGAGGAGATGCCTGAAGAAAATTTTCAATATGAGCAGGTGAGCAATGAGCCAAAGTCGGCTGCTCAGCAAATGCGCGAATACGTGAATAAAATTGGCGGAGAACATTATCATCAGTATACTGGCAAGCTAGGTGACGACGGTGCTTATACCAAATCCCCAGTAGCTGGTAAAAACGACATGGGCGGGACAACTGCTAACATCCTAAATGCTGGAACTTCAAAAGAAACCAACACAATTGGAAAAGGCGGACAAGTTCAAGGTAATGGACATTTGTCACAATCCCCAAAGGATATGAATACTGGTAATGTAAATGTTCCAGGAGCTAGTGCAGCCAAGAGCTTCTATAAGAACAATCCAAAAGGACACGGAGCAGAGAAGAAAGGTTCTATGTCAAGTGAAGATGGTGGAGTGAATAAGCAAAGCCCACTCAATGGCGCACCAAAAAGAGCCAAATAAGGAATAGGACTAAAGGATGAATTTACTACGTGAACACCTAACTTTCGATCAGGCAAGAGTTGTCGTTGAGGGTGCCAATGAGGGCAAAGACTTGTATATGAAGGGAATTTGTATACAAGGCGGAGTCCGTAACGCTAATCAGCGAGTGTATCCTGTAAACGAAATTGGTAGGGCTGTTAAAACCCTTAGCGAACAGATTGCAGGAGGTTACAGTGTTCTCGGTGAAGTTGATCATCCGGATGGCCTTACAGTCAATTTGGACCGTGTATCCCACATGATTACAGAGGTGTGGATGGATGGTCCAAATGGCTACGGCAAACTAAAAATTCTACCTACCCCAATGGGAGGATTAGTTCGAACAATGTTAGAAAATGGTGTAAAGCTAGGCGTAAGCTCAAGAGGCTCAGGAAACGTATCAGAAGACGGCAGTGGTAATGTAAGTGATTTTGAAATTATCACAGTTGATGTCGTAGCTCAACCTTCCGCACCTGGAGCATACCCAACACCAATATACGAACATTTGATGAATAATAAAGGCGGTTACAAGGCACTAGAAATAGCAAAAGATAAAAAGGCACAAAAACACTTAAAAGAATCGCTGGTTAATATAATCAGCAGACTCCAATAACAGGAGATACAAGAATGTTGGAAGCTCTAAAAACACTATTAGAAAACGATGTAGTTTCTGAAAGTGTCAAGCAAGAAATTGAAGAGGCATGGAACGCAAAGGTTAAAGAAAACCGACAGGAAGTAACCGCTATGCTTCGAGAAGAATTTGCCCAAAAGTACGAGCATGATAAAACTGTGATGGTAGAAGCTATTGACAACATGGTTAATGAGCGACTAGAAGAAGAAATGGCAGAGCTAGCAGAAGATAGGCGACAACTTATTGATGCTAAAGCAAAGTATGTCAAAGGACTTCACTCACAAGGCACTGTACTTAAATCCTTTGTAAATGAGATGTTGAAGCAGGAGGTTACTGAACTACACTCAGATCAAAGGGAAATGGCAAAAAAGTTCCGTATGCTGGAAGAATTTGTTGTTGACTCACTAGCAAAAGAAATTACAGAGTTCCAAGTTGATAAGAAAGACTTGGCGGAGACAAAAGTTAGATTGGTACGTGAAGCCAAAACACAATATGGCAAGCTGAAATCTAACTTCGTAAAGAAAAGTGCATCTAAAGTATCTACAATGGTTGAACGAGTTCTGTCAAAAGAAATTGGACAACTTCGCGAAGATATTGAAACGGCACGCAAAAATGATTTTGGACGCAGATTGTTTGAAGCTTTCTCAACTGAGTATATGAATAGTTACTTGAATGAGAAGAGCGAAACTTCAAAACTTATGAGGATAGTAGCTCTCAAAGACAAGCAACTTGACGAAGCTCGAGTAAAGATGAGTAAAGCAACACAAATGATTAGCAAACGCAATCAAGATTTGAAGAAAATTACAGAAAGTGTAAGTCGAAAAGAAATTATCGCCGAATTGGTTGACCCACTAAACAAATCACAAAAGACTATTATGGTGGACTTGTTAGAAAGTGTTCAAACTGATCGACTAAAATCTTCCTTCGACAAATACCTACCGACTGTATTGAATGAAGACTCAAAACCAAAAACTAAAAAGGCAACGTTAACAGAAGGCAAAGAAATAACAGGCAACAAGAAAGTAAAAGACGAAACACAACAAACAGGTGCAAGGGATAATGTCATCGACATTCGCAGACTTGCAGGACTTAATTAAGGAGAAATTAAATGTCAGAATTGTTAGAAAGTCGCTGGCAGGATACCAAAGGAGCACTTCTTGAAGGCTTGCAAGGTATTAAGAAAAGCGTAATGGCAACTACACTTGAGAACACACGAAAGCATCTTATTGAGAGTGCTTCCGCTGGAACAACCTCAGCTGGTAATATTGCCACATTGAACCGTGTAATTCTTCCCGTTATTCGAAGAGTTATGCCTACCGTTATTGCTAACGAAATTATTGGTGTTCAACCTCTTACCGGCCCGGTAGGACAGATTCATACATTGCGTGTACGTTATGCAGATACATACGATAACGTAACAGCAGGTGAAGAAGCATTGACACCATGGAAAATTGCTACTTCCTACTCCGGTGGTGGAACTGATCCTGATGGAAAGCCACTCCCAACAGCGTCAATGGAAGGTATCGCTGGACGCAAGATGTCAATTCAAATCTTGAAGCAAACAGTTGAAGCAAAGACACGAAAGCTAAGTGCTCGTTGGACCTTTGAAGCAGCTCAAGATGCTCAAGCTATGCACGGAATTGATGTTGAAGCAGAAATAATGGCTGCTCTTGCACAAGAAATTACAGTTGAAATTGATCAAGAAGTTCTTCAAAGTTTGAAGGTTCTTGGCGGATCACCTTTGTTTGAATTCGATCAAACAATGACTTCAGGCGATGCTACATTCGTTGGTGACGAGCATGCCGCTTTGGCAGTATTGATTAACCGTGCTGCTAACGTAATCGCTCAGCGAACACGACGTGGTGCTGCTAACTGGGCCGTTGTAAGTCCTCTTACACTTACAATCCTACAGAGCGCAACTACAAGTGCATTCGCTCGCACAACAGAAGGAACATTTGAAGCTCCAACTAACACCAAGTTTGTAGGAACTTTGAATAACTCCATGAAGATTTATGTAGATACATATGCTCGTGACGATGCTCCTGTATTGATCGGATACAAAGGTACATCTGAAAGCGATGCTCCTGCATTCTACTGTCCATACATTCCATTGATGAGTTCAGGCGTTGTGCTTGATCCAGCTACCTTCGAGCCAGTCGTTTCGTTTATGACACGATACGGATACGTAGAGCTGACAAACACTGCATCATCTCTTGGTAATGCTGCTGATTACTTAGGAAAAATTGGTATTAAGGATAGTACCATTTCCTTTATGTAATACTGCAAAGTCGATAAATAAAATTAGGAGTCAATTATTGGCTCCTTTTTTTATGGGCTGCAATAATGTCTCACCTTTCTAAAGTACTCATACCCTTATTACTTGTATCCTGCGCCCCATTGAGCGAAGATGAAATCCTAACTGTGGATGATGTGATACGAGAAGGCACACCAGGCGTATTCAAAGACTCAGAAGTAGCTGGCGTAGATTACCAAACCTCCTCAGGACTTGGTGGTATTACAGATGAACAAGGTAGATTTTGGTATAATCCGGGCGACACTGTATCCTTTCAGCTAGGTAATATTGACTTAGGCACTACAACAGCCGGTCCTACCCTAACACCAGTAGAGGTAATGGGCGCTTCTGGTACAGCAGATAACAAAGTAATCAACCTATCTAGACTATTACAGACACTAGATGCTGACGGAGATCCGTCAAATGGCATCACAATCGCATCAAACACAAGAGAAAAACTAAAGTATGAGTCTGTAGAGTTTGACGTACCTGTAGATTCGTTTGCTGAAGAAGCAGCCGTTGTAACTGCAACTGTAGGAAAGACAATGGTTACAGCAGAAGACGCACTGGATCACCTACATCAAACCCTATCATCAGAAGGATTGGCAGAGCATATTGCTGACAACGAAGAGCTAAAAGTTCTTTCTACTACGCTACAAGAGTATGGCAAAGAGGAAGAAGAACCTAAAGAAGAACCTCCTCCAGTAATTCCTATTGTAACTGTAACTATATCTGGGGATAACATCAAAGAAGCAAATCAAGACAATGTAACTGTAACCGCAACCTTGTCAGAAGTTACAACTGTAGATGTAAGAGTTACACTAAAAGTTACAGGAACAGCTGCAGCAGGAGAAGACTACTCAATATCCTCAAGCTGGATTGACATTTTAGCTGGCGGAACAAGTAATTATATTACTATAATCGCAATTGACGATAATGTTAATGATTCTAATGGTAATGAGAACATATTGATAAATATTGATAACATTACTAATGGAACTAGTAGCTATACAAATGAAGAATTAAAGGTTAATATAGTTGACGATGATAACGGGAATGACAATAATAATGGAAATAATGATGATAATGACGATAGTGATGCTAGCAATGGCAATGGGAACTCTAATGGTAATGGCAATGGGAACGAAAACAACAATGGCAACAATAAAGGCAACAAGTAATGGCATACTCAACAGGCGTAATTGATCACTACGACAACCCACGCAACGTCGGATCTCTAGACAAAACCGCACCTAATGTAGGCACAGGCCTAGTAGGAGCACCAGAGTGCGGAGATGTGATGAAGCTACAAATACAAGTTGAAGACGGAAAAATAACTGACGCAAAGTTCAAAACCTTTGGATGTGGATCTGCGATTGCATCCTCAAGCCTAGCTACAGAATGGATTAAAGGTAAGACAGTGGACGAGGCGTTGGAAATCAAAAACACACACATAGTTGACGAACTCTCTCTACCTCCAGTAAAAATTCATTGCTCTGTACTGGCAGAAGACGCCATCAAACAAGCAATAGACGACTATAGAAGAAAGCAATGCACTGAAAATGGAACAACCTGATCCTCTACCCGAATGGAACCTAGACGAAAATGACACAATTGGTATGACTCAGTACCGCTACAAAGACTTGCCTAACTGGGCAAAACAACAACTCAAACCTCAACCTCACAAAAAAACAAAATAATCATTTCTAATATACGGCTAAATACAGTAACACATTATGACTCATTATGGTGATGAGTCATAATATCTATATTAGGAGAAAAAAATGTCAGGCCCACTAGGCGTATCAAAGCTAGCAGACAACCCAATCAAATGTCAATTCCACAATGGACAAGAGAGCGTTCAAGGATGGATCATTCGAAAGATTGGGAATCGTAAATTTAGATGTCAAGACGCTAACGGAAATCGAGCAGTATGCCATCTAGTCCAAAATGAAGTTCGACAAATGAGCTCACTAACAGAAGGACAGATGATTATTAATGTCAAACTAAAAGACGGATCACTAGTACAAGTTGGCACACTCAAAAATAAAGTAATGACTATTGTTTCCTCTGACCCAAAACTCCACGGAACTCGACAACCTTGGAGCTTTGATACTAATCCAGGATTTACAGCACCAAACGCAAAAGCTGAACCAAAGCCAGCACCAGCGGCTAAAAAAGAAGAGAAAACAATGTTTGAGCAAATCAAAGAAAAGGTTACAAGATCATCTGAAGAGTCTGAGCCTGTAAAAATGGAAGCACAAGTAGAAGAAGATAAGCTCTAATAAATATTATATTAGGGAGGAAGTCTCCCTATTATAGGACCAAATATGTCAAAAGTATTAAATGTAGAAAACGGTAATTACATTGTTAAGGTTGAACCTGGTGAACATATTATTCTAGATACATCTAGAGGACAAGTCAATACGGATAACGAGCTTATTGGTAAAGTTATTATCAATGGACAGTTAGAAGTAAAAGGTAAAACTACTACAATCAACTCAACAGATTTAGATATTAATGATAATATCATTGTGCTAAACAAATACAAAGATGGATCAGGAATTAGCACAGTTCTTGAAGGACAATCAGGTATTGAGATTGATAGAGGGTTCAACGGATCTCGAGTAAGAATGGTTTGGGATGAAGCTATTGCTTGGGAAATGGGAGGCGATAAAGGACAAGGAACTTTTAGATTTGAGGATCTTGGATATGGTACGCTACCAATTTATATCAATGGTATTAAATCGCCTGGAACACTTTTTATCGATGTTGGTAACGAAGTTATCAGTGTTACTAATAGCATTGATTATGAACGAAAGTGTTTCAATTACGTGGGTGCTGATATTGTTGATAATGGCAATGACGCCATTCTTGATGATGATAATATTCCTAATGTTCGTGCTCTAGTAGATTATATGTATTATGCCTTTGCTAATATTGGCACAGGTAGTATTATTTCTACTTACGATACTTCAGTCATTGCGTATGATTTTGACTTTGATGGCGATCCAAGCAGAGTTGAAGTTACTGTAGATGGTGATCTTAAAATGACATTTGACAACGATCACATTACTACAAGAGGATTGCAATTTACTGAAAATAATATTCACCCTGCTATGGCAGGAGGCAATTTAGAACTAACTGCCATAAACGGTGGTGTAGTTGTAGTGGATCACGTTATAGAAATACAAGAAATAGTACCTGGTAATACACCAACAAGACCCACAGAAGGTGTAAGATTATATACCTCAGAGGAAGGACCAGGTGACACAGGAATATACTACGTGAACAGACATGAAACAAGAGATGAGATTATAAGCAGGAATCGTTCACTGATTTTTAGTATGCTTTTTTAAGGATAAAATATGGCGGTTAAGAGTGTTAGATTAAGAAATGAGAATTTGGAATTATTAGTTGCACAACCAGGACAAACTCTGGCAGTTACAACTATTACGGTATGTAATAATAACTCAACTGAAAGTTCAAGTTTTGATTTGCATATTGTTGGAGCAGGCGATCCAGTTAGTGCTGGGCAAAATGATCCAAATGCTACCAAAGTTATCAATAATCTTACTTTAGCTCCTGAAGAAACTTTTACATTTGATACGGAAAAGATTGTATTAGGTGAAGGTGATAAAGTTGTTTTATTTTCTCAACCCGGCGTACTAGACGACCCTAGTTTAGTTCCTGGTAACCAGATGTTAACAGATTTAGGTGTGATGATAAGCTATTTGGAAGTATAATGAGACTAATCAAAAATCAAACAACAAATGCTCGTGTTATTACAGGTAAAGGATTGAAGTATGATCCATTAACCCAAATCACCTCATTTGATGGAACTGTAATGCTTGTACCAAGAGGCACTACAGCAGAGCGTCCAATAGGTGTTGAAGGATACGTTCGTTATAATACAGACTTAATGAACTTTGAGTTCTTCCAAGATGGTGTATGGAGGCTAAACGGATATGATCAACCAACTTTTATCACCAACGAAGTATTCTATAGTGGATTTGATAAACAAGATGTAATGTTTGGACCACTAACTGATATACTTGATGATGGCGATAACGAACTAGATCCAAACAATACATTGGTGTTTGTCGATCAAAGATTCTTTACACCAAATCAAGATTATACTTTTATTAGCAATCCAACAGAAGTAGGAATAGGCGAAGAAGTCTCTGCTAATAGAATTGTAAAAGGTGTTGAATATCAGATTATTCAAACTGGTAATACAGACTTTACAGTATTAGGATCTGGAAACTCAGATGAAGAGACAATATTTGTAGCTAACTATACAACTACTGTTACGACAACAGCACAAGTACCTAACCCAACACCAGGCATGGTAGGCTATAACTTTGGGTACTCGGCAGATGTTGCTAACGGTATTAGCATTATAGGCGCCCCTAAAGAAGCATCAGCATCGGGTGAAGCAAGTGCTGGATCTGCATATCTATATGACTCAACAGGAACACAAATACAAAAAATAGTCAATCCAAGAGCAGTGGGTGATGCACAAGACGATCACTTTGGAGCTAGCGTAGCAATAAACAGTAATTGGGTTGCTATTGGATCTTGGAGAGATGATGATGCAGTAGCTACGGGGAACAAATCAGGTAGAGCATATGTTTATAGCCTCACAGCAATGACAGGAGCCCCGACTAACACTCTTACTAATCCAGATATATCCATTGGAGATGCTGAGGATTGGTTTGGGTATAGTGTAGCTCTATCAGAAACTCATTTAGTAGTAGGCGCTCCTAAAGCAGACCCTACTGGCAAAGCATACATATATGATTTGGCAGACTTGTCAAAACCGCGTTGGATATTAGAAAATCCAGTAGCAACAGGACAAGACTTTGGTGATGTGGTATCTATAAATGATGTATATGTTATGGTAGGAACACATACACAAGATGCAGTATATGTATTTGAAGTTGCTACTGGCGATCACTTATTTACAATTAACAACCCAAATAATAATAACACAGATATGTTTGGTTTGTCAATGGATATGTCAAATGAATTTGCCATTATTGGTGCTCCAAATTATGAGACACCTACTGGAGCTGGATCAGGTAGGATTTATATTTATGATATCAAAGGACATAGGCCTAATGTTCCAATATACGAGATAGTAAATCCAAATGCATATGTGCCAGACGCAAACGACTTTTTTGGTTATAAGGTTGCAGTTTCAGATTATTTCTTTATGGCATCAGCTCATCAAGAAGATATTGCTGGCATAACTGATACTGGACGAGTTTATGTATTTGACACAGCAGATGGTGAACGAATTAATGATATTCTAAATCCAAATGTAATAGGTAGCGGAGATAATGATAGATATGGATCCTCATTGGCTGCTGATGGCGAGTTTGCTATTGTAGGCGCATATGAAGAAGATGATATATTAGGAGGCAACGGTAGTGGAGCATTTTACATTCACGAAATTACTGGCAAAGGTAGAGGTAACGGACTTGTAAGAAGAACAGGTACCTTTATACAATTTGCTGAACCACTTAATACAGCCGCAGTTACCAAAATAAGAAATCCTGATGGAACAATAAAGATAGACTTTGACTTTGATGTCAATAACTTGAGAATTACACTGATATATCTAAATCAGAAAACAGTTACTGGAATTATATAAGAGGAATGATGAATGGCAAAAAATAAATGGTCGGTATCTTTAGATAATGACAATCACTTAAAATTCGCTTATGGAGATCAGTCTTCCGTAACATTATCTGAAACAGGCGAGGTTATAAATTCATTCTCTACAATGGAACCTATAAATGCTATTGAGCATTTATATGACATTCCTAATAGAGATGACGCAAAAGTAACTCCTTTATTATTGTTACAATCTCAAGGTGACGAAACATTTAGATTTGTTCCTACCTCTTCGCTCAATATGCAATTAGATGAATTAGTTGATATTGATTTTTCTAATGCTGCTATCACAGACACTGTATTGATTAGTGATGGTGACGGAACTTATAGTTTTAGAGATACATTATTTTCTCATCTAAAAGATATAGATCATACAACAGCAGGTAACAACGGATTTGTTCTAACAGATGTTGGAACAGGTATATGGGAATGGCAACAACCAGAACTAAAAAAATTATTTGATGTAAGCCTTGAAGCACAGGATATACTAAAAGAAAATGATCCAACAGACACTCCAGGACTTGTTCTAACTACAGATGGAGTAGGCGGATTCAATTTCCAAATACCAACAGCAGACTTCAATAACCTTACTAGCATTGTATGGGGAGCCTCACCAGATCCAACAGTTACACCTGGACTTGTGCTTACAACTATTGGCAGCGGGTTATATCAATTCCAAGTTCCTACTTCAGAATTTACTAACTTAACAGGGATTGATTGGTACACAAACGATCCTCTTACAACAGCAGGAAAAGTTTTAACATCAGGGCCTAACCCAAATGAATTTACTTGGCAAACACCCTCAAGTGATTTGAAAGACATAACAGGACTTGATTGGATTACTAATGATCCTTATACATTCTCAGGATTACATTTATCATCTTATATTGATCCTAATACTGGCGCACACTCATTTCGATGGTCCTTTGCTGACTTTAACGACTTATATAATATAGATTTTGTTACAAATGATCCGCACAATATTGACGGATTAGTAATGACATCTAACGGTGATGAAACTTATAATTGGAGAGTTCCTACTGTTGATTTTGCCCCTACTGGCATCAACTTAATTGACTGGGCTACTACAAATCCATACGCAACAGACGGAGTTCATCTAACATCACACATTGATTCTACAACAGGAGTTCAATCATTCCGTTGGGAATATGCAGACTTCAATCAAGTTACTAGCATAGATTTTGCTACTAACACTCCACAGTCAATGCCAGGGTTAGTGCTAACTTCCAAAGGCGGTAGCGAGTATGATTGGCAACGAGCAACTGTAGATTTTTCACCTACAGGAACTATCACAAACATTGATTGGTCCACAAGTATTGGTCCTGATTTAGTGCTAACTAGCACAGGAACAAACTACGAATGGAAAGCAGTACAAAGACGCTTGGAAGTATTAGAAGATGTAAATGTAGATGCTACAACATTCAGAACACCAAATCTAATTCTAAAAACAACCGCAGCAGGTATATGCGAATTTGTAGAGCCTATTGAGACTGTAAGAGGACTATTAGATGTTGTACAAACACCAACTGCACTAGATCCTATTACTACACAAGGACTAGTTCTTACAAGTTTAGGAATGGGTTCAGATCAATATGAATTCCAACTTCCTAACATACTTACAGATTATATTGTAGGCTGGAACCCAGTCAATGATAATGCTATAGGAGCAGTATTAACTGTCACAGGCGCAGGTAACTTCCAATTTGAAATGCCATCTGTAGCTAGACTAGACGATGTAAATGTAGGCAATGCTGTAACACCAAACACTGTATTAATGAGTGATACAGCGGGTAATTATACATTTGAAAATATAAACTTCAATCATTTATTGAATATTGATTATGCTAACAGCACACAAAATAATTGGAGTTTGGCAAGCGACGGAGACGGAACTTATAGCTTTAAACAGCCACTTCTAAAAACTACAGAAGATGTTGATACACTAACTAATGATCCACGTAACGTAGATGATTTAGTTATGACATCACGTGGCGATGGCACATTTGGATTCAAAAGACTAGACTTTGATTCATTTGCTTCAGTAACAACTACAGGCGCTGGTGCTGGCTATATAATGATTACAGACGGTAGTGATAACTTCTCATTTATACAACCTTTGATGAGAACATTACAGGATGTTACAAATGGAACAACTGCTGGCAGCGAGATAAATTGGGTACTAGCAAGTAACGGTAATGGCACTTTTAGCTTTAAAGATATTGCTAACAACTTGTTCAACAGACGATGGGAAGACTTTGATTATGACACTACAGTTCATCCTGTAACAGGCACAACTTATGCCCCAACTACTACACCTAATCTAGTATTTGTAACAGACGGAGATGAAACATATAGCTTCAAGTTTCCTACTTTAGACTTTTTAGTTGATATAGATGACACAACTAATAATCCTAAAACAACAGAGAACCTTGTGCTAACAAGCACTGGAACAAATGGAACTTATATGTTCAAAGAGGCTGAGCCACGCATTCAAAACCTGCGTAACTTAGACGCTTCAACAAATAATCCAGACATTGTTCCTAATTTGGTATTGACAAGTAAGGGTGACGGAACATATCATTTTAGCACATTCAACGAGTTCAATAACTTACCAGACGTAGATACAATTACTAATGATCCAAAGACTACTGCTAATAAGATTATGATATCTACAGGCACTGGTAACGCAACAGATCCTTATTATAAATTTGTAGATCAAGAACTTGAATACGCAACTGATGTAGATTTTACAGACGCAACCAACGCTGACTATGTTCTAACAAGCCGAGGCGGAGGTGCGTATAATTTTGTAGAACCAAACACTCTTATTACAAAAACACTTGTTGGGCTAACTGATATTGACTTTACACCTGATGGTATTGATGACTATCAAACTGTAATGGGTCTTGTATTAACTACTGATGGAATGGGTGGATTCAACTTTAGAAATCCATCAGATTGGATGACTAGACTTGATAATATGTATGATGTCAATACTACTGTAACACAATCCGTTGGAACTACTGTCAAAGCAGATAGGACATACGCAGACCCAATCAATCCATTACTACCGCCTTCATCGACAGCCATACCAGGATTAATGTTAGTGTCAAATGGCGATGCAACTTATGATTTTATCTATCCTGAGTTGAGACTAATGGTAGATTTAGATACTGTAACAAATGATCCTTTGACTACTGAAGGACTGTTTTTATTGAGCGATGGAAATGGTGAATTTAACTTTGGGTCATCTATTCCAGGATCACTTACAGTAGGAGATTTGCAAATAGCGGTAACAGCAAATAATGAAATAGATACACTTAGCATGGATCTCATACTTGACTCAGCTACAGGGCAAACTATTGTAGATGATGACTTGAGTGTGTCTGGTAGTGTAGTAGTTGGTGGAGATTTAACAGTACAAGGCACAACTACAACAGTCAATTCAACTACTGTTACTATTGACGATCCAATATTTACATTGGGCGGAGACGAGCCACAAACAGTGGCGGATACAATGGATCGCGGTATTGAATATCAATGGCACGATGGCACAGATCCAAAGCTAGGATTTTTTGGTTGGGACAAATCAGCACAAGCATTTACCTTTATCCCAGATGCCACCAATATAGCTGAAGAATTTAGTGGATTACCAGGTGATATTATAGTAAATGATATTGATGCTACAAATATTGACGCTACAGAAATGATTACAACAAAAGACATTCAAATAGCTGAAACAGGAACGCTAAGAGAATTACCTATAGCGACAGAAGAATTTGCCCTAGTGATGGCGATTGCACTTGGTTGATAAATAATAGTAGAGATAAGGATTATAAATGGCAAATAATTTCAAGAATGCAGGCACAAACGGAATATCAACTGATCCATCTAACCCAACAGTATTATATACTGCCAATAACGGAACGCCTGTAAATTCAATCTTATTAGAATTAGATATTGCTAACGTAGGTACAAACATTGCGAATGTTACTGTATTGCTAAATGATGTTAGCGCAGGTACCCAATATCATATTGTAAAAGATGCAGAAGTTCCAGTAAAAGGAACCCTAAAGATTATTTCAGGACAAAAAATAGTATTGAATCTTGGAGATGAAATACATCTATACTCAAACTTTGCAACATTAGATGCACTAGCATCTATACTTGAGGATGTAGCATGATCCGAGAAGAAACTAATCTAGAGTATATTGGAACTTTTGGTAACGATGATATAGATTATATAGATTTAGCTAACAACAATTGGCTTATATCATTGACAGTATTTCCATTTTATAGAACTGACGGAGCATTTAGCCCAATATGTTTAAATAGAGCTGGTAACGTACCATTTACAAACTGGGATGGCAGCGAAACAGAAGTTAAGGTGAATTAAATATGGCACAAGTTGAATTAGTAAAAGCAATTAAAACGTCTGGAATAGTAACTGCCTTAGGCGAACTAGCACCAGGTGATTTTTTCTTATTGCGAGGAGATGCAGGAGAAGGAGGCGGTTTTTATGTCAATAACTCAGCTAACTCATTCTCAACACAAATAGTTGGAGCAGAAGTAGCATCAAATATTAAGCTAACGCTACCACCTACAGTAGGTAATCCAGGAGAAGTATTACAAACAGACGGAGCAGGTGTATTAACATTTACATCAAGCCCATCTATTTCTTCTCTTACTATTAGTGGAGACTTAGCAGTAGGCGGCAATTTTGATTTGACAGGAAATATTACTATTGGCGGAAATTCCAATGCTGGTGATGCTGCTACAGATACATTGACTATTGCTGCTGACATTACATCAAATATTATTCCAGATGTAGATGATACATATGATCTTGGAAGCACAACACAACAATGGAAAGATCTCTACATCAACGGAAAAGCAACTATTGATACTTTACAGATTGATGAAAATTCTACTTTGCTAGGAACACTATCAGTTGCAGGAGCTACTACACTAAGCTCAACATTAGGTGTTACTTCAAACACTACTATAGGCGGAACTTTAGGAGTTTCTGGAGCTACTACACTAAGCTCAACATTAGGTGTTACGGGAGCTACTACATTAGGAAATACTCTTAGTGTTACAGGAGCTACTAATATAAACAACAATTTGTCTGTTTCTGGAACTGCTGGTATTACAGGCGCTACGCAAATAGACGGTGCTTTGACAGTCTTAAGTGCTAGTAATTTAGTCACTACTACAGTGACAGGCGGTTTTAATGTAGTAGGTAATAGTGGTTTAGACGGAACGCTTACTGTAACCGGAGATACTACATTAGGAGCTCAACTAGCGGTAGTAGGACAATCAACATTCCTTGGAACATTTATAGCAGCAGGAGCAGAAAACTATCTTGGCAATAATTCAGATGATAGAGTAGCAATATATGGTCTCGTAAACTCTGATATTGTGCCAGACACAGATTTAGCTCGATCTTTAGGATCTCCATCTACTTATTGGCAGTATGCTTATATTGGTGGATTACTTTCTCAAAATACAGCAGTTGGCAATATCCAAACTGCTGTAACAACTAGCAACACTATTGATACTGACGCTGGCAATTTAATAATAGATTCAGCTGGGGGAACAGTACAAATAAATGACAATATCGAAATACAAGGTTCAGCTAAAATTACTGACACAGTATATTTGGGCAACTGGACTATTCAAACAAACGCCAGTAATGATATATTATTCTCTATTGGCGGAACTGTAATGTTTAAAATGGATTCTACTGGTGTCTTCCAGAGCGGAACCGATGTAACTATATAATAAGGAGTATATAAATGGCAGTTTCATTAAATCAATTAAATACCGACTATGAAAAAAGCCTAGCCGCTTTTGGAATGGAAACAACAGGCGCCAACAGAGGAACTTTTGCTGGCGGATCATCAACAGTAACAGGCACACATCTTGGAACAAATGTTCCTTTGATGACGGGTCTTTCCAACATGGATACAAGTGTTGAAAATATTAAAGTTGATTCAGTATCACAAACCAGAGCTACTGGACAAACTATTGCTTCACCACTAACATTAAGCAATACTTTGACTGTGGCTCAACCTTCAACCTTCAGCAGTAATCTAACGGTTATTGGTAATTTGATTGTAGGCGGTACAACTACAACTGTCAATTCACAACAAGTTACAATTGACGACCCAGTTATGACACTAGGTGGTGATATAGCTCCTACTACAAACGACGGATTAGATCGCGGTATTGAATACCGATGGCATGATGGAGCTGGTGCAAAAATTGGTTATTTTGGCTTTAGCCGAGCCGATAATGCTTTTACATTTATTCCTGACGCTACGAACACTAGCGAATCATTTAGCGGAATGAAAGGCAACATTGTAGTAAATGATGGAACATTCAATACTGTAACAGCAAATTCTTTTGTTGGACCAGTTGGTGGCAATGCTGATACTGCTACTCAACTAGAAAATTCTTTGACTGTAAATTTTATTGGCACATATGCTACAGGTTCAACAGGTGCTTTTACTGGTAACGAAGGAAGCATTGATGTAACACTAACAGCTCTGCAAGCTGACAAATGGACTAATCCTATTACTGTTACATATATTGACGACGAAGCTAATTTAGGTGATGTTGTTGGATCAGTAGGATTCGATGGCACAGCCAATAAGCCAGATATCAAACTAAATGTCAAAAGAGCAGAGAAATGGAAAACTGCTAGAACTATTACATTAGGTGGAGATACTACAGGTAGCGTAACATTGGACGGTACTGCTGATGTAAATCTTGCAGTAACTGTAACAGAACTTCCTAACAAGGCTAACATCAGTGGAGATAATACGCAAGATTTTGCAACTAAAACTTTGTCAGTTGGTGCTGGCGGTTGGGCTATGGAACAAGATGTTGATGGGAATGTAGTTATTAAGCATGGAACTTCTACGCTTTTCAAGATTACAACAGCAGGTAATGTTCTAGCAGCTGGCGACATTTCTGCACAGGAAACTTTATAAAAGGATTATAAATGGCAATTTCACTAAGTTCAGTCAGTAACCAGCTGGCCCTTACTAATTCAAGTATAGGAATTGATCCAAGCTCAGGCTCAATTAATGTATCTGGATCACCTGGGACAATTTCTAGCGGAGATTCAGTAGTTCAAAGTTTGGAGAAACTAGATACTGCTATACAAAATTTAAATTCAGTTGATGCCGGCTTGTCTATGAATAAAGCTGACAAATCAGGAAGTGATTTTTATGGACCAATTGGTATTCAAGCATCTTTTATAAGCTCAACCAAATGGACATTTTCAGTAAATGCCAGTAATCAACTGATTTTTAACTATAATGGAACTGATGTAGCAACTGTTAATACAGACGGAACCTCATCGTTTGGTGGATCTACAGCAGTAGTATTACAAACTACTGGAACATTTGATATGTCTGCAGGAACTAATTTCAAATGCACTCCTGCAGGAGCTATAACTATAGGCTTTTCAAATTTAGTAAATGGACAATCTGGATCTATATATTTTGATAACAGTGGAGGGCACGGAGTTACACAAGGAACTAATGTAAAAATATCAGCCAACGATTTATCAGCAATCAATGGAAACGCTGGTATTTATTGGTTAGCATATTTTACTGATGGAACTGATGTGCTTGTAGCCTCTTCAGGATCCTTAACATGAGCTTTCCGCTGATAAGCCAAACAAATAAAACACCACCTGTTGCAATAACTATGCCAACAGGTAGTTCTCTTGGGACTAATCAGTTTTTAAAATTTCCAAGATCAACAGGCGGTTCATTTGCTAATAATTTAGGAAGCTCTTTTGTTTTATCAATGTGGGTCAATATACCTGACTTTACAGAAAATAGAGCAATTGCAGGAGCAGCATATCAAGGCAGTGCTGCTCGATCATCTGCTCTTATGATAAGAAGCGATGGCTCTCTACATTATTGGCAACACAATAATGATTCAGGATATAATATAGACCTATCTACTGCGTCAGGTATGGTAGCAGGGCAATGGTATCATATACAAGTTAATCATTATAGAAATTCAGCTGATATAACAGATCAAACAGTCACTATCTATCGAGACGGTGTAGCAATAATTGGACCTGTAACCGCTTGGACTTCCTTATTCTCAAATCAGCACACTTATCAAGCATTTAATGCAAATACTTCATCAACAGGCGAACAAATTACGCATACTATTGGAGCTTATATAGGAAATAATGCTGGCTCAATGACACCATACAGTGGAGGAATGAATTTTTGGCGCTGCTATATGATTGATGGCGATCAAGGCGATTTCCCAAATCCAAGTAGCTTTATAAGCACAGACTCAAATGGAAATATTGGCGCAATACCATACACGGGTGGATTTGGCACTAACGGTTACTTTTTAGAAATAGATGGCCCAGTATCAGTCACAGAATTTGATTTATCTGGGAATGGGATAGTTTGGGAGGCGGCTAGTTTCTAATAATATCCTTCGATACGATTTCTATATAAAGATAAATACTTTTATAGAATTATGACGAAGGATATACCATAATGGCAACCGTAATAAAACTAAAATCTTCTTCAACTCCTGGAGCAGTCCCTGCTCCATCTTCGTTACAAACAGGCGAAGTAGCCTTAAACTTAGCCGATGGCAAAATTTTTGTAAAAGATACATTAAATAATATCAAGACAGTAGCATCCGGAACCATCGAAGGTTTGGCTGATGTAGATTTTTCTACTGCGCCTACTAATAATCAACTTTTAAGTTTTGATGGCGCAACTAGCAAATGGGTTCCTATCACTTCAGGCTCTGCTATAGGATCAACAGATGATCTAGCAGAAGGAACAACAAATCTTTATTATACAACAGCTAGAGCTAACACAGATTTTGACGCAAGGCTTACCACTAAAACAACTGACAATGTATCCGAAGGTTCAACAAATCTGTATTATACTACAGCAAGGACCAATACAGATTTTGATACAAGACTCGCTACTAAATCAACTGACGATGTAGCTGAAGGCTCATCAAATCTTTATTATACAGATGCTAGAGCTGATGGAAGAATTAGCGCAGCAATCCTTACAGATATTGGCAATGTAAATGTTCCTGGATCAACTACCGCTGGAAATATGATGGTAGTAAATGGAACAGGAGATGGATATACTTGGGTCCCACAAAAGAAAGTATTAGATGATCTTAATAACGTAAATGCAGGATCACCAACAGATGGACAATTTTTACAATGGGATAACTCTACTAATAAATGGATACCAGGATCAAAAGAACCAACAGCACTTTCATACACTGCAGGCACAACTACTTTATCATATAGTGATGAAAACGGAAATACTACTAACATAGATTTGTCAGGATTATTAGATGAAGATTCTCGCTCAATAGCCTCAGGAACATTAGACTCAGGCACAGGCATTGTTACATTTACTAGAGACGATGGAACTACTTTTACAATGGATTTGTCAGCTTTATTAGATGATACTAATTTAGTTACATCCGTTGCTGGAAAAACAGGCGTTGTCACATTAGATACTTCAAATGTAACTGAACATACTTCTAATTTATATTACACTAACGGAAGGTTTGATTCTAGATTCAATACCAAAACAACAGATAATCTAACTGAAGGATCTACAAATCTTTATTATACAGATGCTAGAGTTGATGCTCGCATTCCTACAAATGTTAGCACCTTTACAAATGACTCTAATTATTTGACTAGCGTAGCGTCTCTTACAGATATTGGCGATGTAGCTATTGCAGGATCAACTAATGCTGGAAATCAACTAGTAGTACACTCTTCAGGAACAGGTTATGTTTGGGTTCCACAAAAGAAACTATTAGTCGATCTTAATGACATAGATGCAGGATCACCAAGTGACGGACAAGCACTAGTATATGATTCTGGTACTTCAAAATGGATACCAGGCAACGGAGGTATTGCACTAACTAATTTATCTGTAACCCAAAATAGCGCATCTGGTACAGGAACATTGGCATATGACAATTCAACAGGTGTCTTTACCTATACTCCTCCTGTCATTCCTACTGTATTGACTGATTTATCTATTATAGACGGTGCTGCTGGACAAGTATTAACAACTGATGGCGCAGGTACTTTTTCATTTACAACTGTATCTAGTGGTGGTGGTACCACCGTAGCACTTCTTACAGATATTGGTAATGTAAATGCACCAGGTTCACTTACTGCTGGAAATCAGATGATTGTAAATGGTGCAGGAACAGGATATACTTGGGTTCCACAAAAGAAAGTATTGGATGATCTTAACAATGTAGATGCAGGATCACCGAATACTGGCGATGTTCTTACATGGGATGGTTCTTCTAATAAATGGATTCCAGCTACTGTTTCAAGCGGAGGTGGTGGATCAACTACTTTAGCAGACTTAACAGATACAACCATAGGAACTCCAAGTGATGGACAAGCACTAGTATATGATTCTGGAACTTCAGCATGGGTACCAGGCACAGCAACAGGATATACAGATGCTCAAGCTGATGCTAGAATAGCTGCCGCTAGTATTGCTGATTTAAATGATGTATCTGGAACTACAACCGATGGAGATATCCTAACTTATAATGCTGCTACTAGCTCTTATGAATTTCAAGCAGGATTTAGTTTGACAGTACCAAGTGAATCTTCAGAAGCAATCAATGGAGAGATATTACAATGGGACTTTGCTAATAATGAATTTGTTATAAAAGATATGTATGATTTAGCAACATCACAAAGAATATCTAGAGAAGAAACGGCTACTCAGGTTATTTATAGGTTTAACTAATGACAGTAAAGTTGCATTTAGAAAAAACAAAAAACCCAACGAATGAATTTGCAATCGAAGACGATTATGCAATGGACTTGGGACTAGTTGTTGGAGTTCCATCGGGTGATTCAATTACAGGAAAGGATCGTGTTGTAATTGCTGACGCATACATGACTTCGGATATGACAAAGAAAGTTTATTTAAAAGATTTATTTTTTTCAGGACACCCAGCTATTGTAAAAAGATCCTACACAGAAATTGTGTTTGGTGGCGGATTTGGCGGAGGTGGTACTGGACGTCGTAGCACAGTTGAGCGATTAAGGTATGATGATATTATACCAACTATTGTTCATACAAACGATTTGAATAATGGAAAACACTATCTAGCAGGCACATCAGATGGAAGACAGGCTGTATTTGGGGGAGGAAGTGGTGCTGCTGATTTAATTCAAAAGCTAAAATTTGATGATAGCATACCTGCAGTTCAATTTACCAATAGATTATCAACAAATAAAAGAGGATTAGCAGGCGCTGCAAGTTTTGGAGAAGCACTATTTGGTGGCGGTGTAACAGATGTATCAGCAATTGATAAAGTTAAATTTGATGATTCTGCTATGGTAGTTATGACTAACGGACTTTCTGTAGGTAGACATTATTGTGCTGCAGGATCAGATAGGAATCAAATTTGTTTTGCTGGCGGTGTTAACTCTTCTGCAGGGCAATTATCAAGCATAGAAAGATTTAGATATGACGATGTTGTACCCTCTTATACACTATCTAATTCCTTAACTGTTCCTAGAAATAGATTATCTGGAGGATCAACAGAATTTGAAATGATATTTACTGGTGATAGTGATAGTGCAACTAATTCTCCACTATTTGAGAAAACAAGATTTGATGATTCTGTTTTTACATCAGTATTTGTAAATACCTATTCCCAAGCAGTTCATAGTGCTACTGCACAATCAAATGGTTTTGATGGATTATTGATAGCAGGAGGAAATTTACATTCAGGGGATACAACAGATACAGTTGAATCTGTAAAATTTGATGATAGTGCTCACGCAATACATACAAATTTACTATCAGAATCAAAATATGGATTAGCGAGCGCCCAAGGTTATTGATATGCCAAAAGATATTATTATAGTTGCCGATTCATTGGATGGAATAAGTGTTGGAGAACTAGCAGATTATGTATTCTGTTTAGATGGGCATGGTGCTGGCAATCAAGCAATTATGGTTGGAGGTTCTCTTACTAGCACTGATACTCCTACCGCTGACATAGAAAGAGCTAGATTTAACGATGATATGGCAACAGTTATTCACACCAATTCGTTAAACACTAGTAGAAAAGCACACGGCGGAGCATCAAATAACTATGATGCTGTAATGGGTGGCGGAGAAAATACAACATCTACCCATTTAAGTAGTGCTGAAAAAATGAGAATCGATGACTCTACGGTTGTAACAACAATGTCAACCAATATAGGATTAGGAATTAGACATCATCATGCAACAGGAAACAAATCTAATATATGGTTTATAGCTGGAGAAGGCACAACAGGATTATTAGCAACATCAAGAAGAATAGCATATGATGATACTGGATCAGTAGTAGTAGCATCAAATAGCCTAAACACTAATAGAAATCATGCTGCAGTTGCAGGAAATGGAGAATCAGCCATTATATTTGAAGGTGAGAATGCTTCAGGCAATGCAATCCCAAATAACGAAAAGGTTCTATTAGCAGACACTATTGCTGTAATGGTTATGGATAAAACACTTCCTACTAGAAGATCAAAAGGTGATGCTTGCTCAAACGGAAAAGAAGCAATTATTGTTGGCGGACAGAATCCTGGAACTGCTGCTGAATATGATACTGTAGAAAAACTTAGATTTGATGATCTTGTAGATACAATAACATTGACTACAACTGTTACAAATCCAGGATATTGGATGACAATGTCAACCAACAGTACAGAAGGATTGATTGCTGGAGGATTATCTAGTTTAAGAACTATAGGCACAGTAGTATTACAAAGAATTAAATTTGATGATTATGCTAATACTATACATAGTAATGATCTATCAAATTCAGTATATGATGCAGTGTCGGTTTCGGGATATTAAAATGAGGACTTTGAAATAATGTTAAAGGTAGCAGGTGAAAATTTAAAAAGTAACCTTACAAGAAGTAATGGTGAAGACTTAGCATTTGAGTATAATCTTTTATACTTTGATGTCTCAGAACAAAGAATTGGTGTAAAAACTGGAACTCCTCAAACTGACTTTGACGTTTTAGGCGAAGCGCAATCGTATGTCCAAAGTATCACCGAATCAACATATGCACACAAATGGAGCTTTCAACTAGATGCTAACGGAACAGTAAATGGAAAATTAGCTCTACACTATAACGGAACAAGACAATACTTGTTTGGTGATAACGGAACTTTTAACGCAGGTTATGTTTCTGTAGCACAAGATATCACAGCAATGAATAATGCTTACATAAACGGAAATGCTTTTGTAAGTAAAGGTGTTATTGGCGGCGATGTACAATTAGGGGTTACAAATCCAAACCAATTAGATACAGCCGTAGGAGATTTAACTGTTACAAGTGCTACAGGCAATGTAAATATAAAAGGCAACTTGTATGTCAATGGAGTTCAAATTGACAATAACGCAACTCATGTAGGCAACACACCTCCAGCTACAATGGTTGAAGGTGATATGTGGTTTAGCACAAACAATGCTAGACTCTATATTTACGCAGGCGGATCTTGGATCCAGCCAGGCTATTCTATGTCACATGGATTAGCTACTTCAATGGTCCCCCCAACAACCTCAGACGACAGATTGAAAACAAGAACAGGCAATTTAGGCAAAGTATTAGATAAAATATCAAAACTAACCACATTCAAATATACGCCTAACGCACTAGCTGAATCGCTAGGTGTAAAAAATAGAGGCGAAGAATATGGTATGAGTGCCCAACAAGTGCAAAAACAATTTCCTGAACTTGTAAGATTATCTGAAATGGATGAAGGCGCACATGGCGAGAGTCTTTCTGGACAAGATTATTTGACTGTAGATTATGCTAGAATGACTACAATACTTCTTCAAGCCGTAAAAGAATTAACCAAAAGAGTCGAAGAATTAGAAAAAGCTACAACTTAATACAATAGGTTGAATGCTATAAATAACATAAAGGAAACATTTATGCCAATATCATTTCCACAAGGTACAACAGTTGGTGAACTTTATACTGAAGGAGGAACTACTTGGAAGTGGAATGGAACTGGTTGGGCAACGGTAAGTGCGGATCAATTATTTGCCTCTGCTACAGCACCTGCAAATCCAATCGACGGCAATACTTGGTATGATATGAATACAGGCAAATTGTATTTTTATATGGGCGGAGCTTGGATACAAGCAAAAACGGCTGTTTCAATATAAGGAGAAATAAATGGCAATAGCATTCCCAGAAGCAACCACTGTAGGGCAAACATATACAGATGGAACTTCAACCTGGGTGTATAACGGAACTGGATGGGAATATTTAGACCCGTCAAAAACTTACTTTCAAGCTGATGCTCCAACAGTAGCAGTTGAGGGCCAACATTGGACTGATACTGATAATGGCAGGCTTTATACATATTTAGATGGGCAATGGATTAACGAAGGGTCAGTATTTACGACTGCATCAGCTGAAACTGATAAAGCTGTCGCAAAAAATGCTTGGGGAGTCAATCCTATTGGGCGACCAATGACATGGAGAGAATCAATAAGCCTGCACCTAAAATACTCAAAAGAAAATCCTAATGTTTATGGTGATGCACTTAGTGATCGATTTGGCTGGGGTGTTGGTATCACTGATTCATACTTTATAGTTGGAGCATATTGGGAAGAGGATGCTGGCGGAAATAAATCTGGTAAAGCATATATTTACGACACATCAACAGGAAATTTACTTTATACACTAGACAACCCTAATGTTGATGGCACATCAGCAGATGATTTTTTTGGTTATTGTGTTGATATATCTGAATCTTATGCCGTAATTGGTGCATATGGAGAAAGTGATACTGGCGGAACTGCTTCTGGCAAGGTATATATTTACGACACATCAACCGGAAATTTACTTCGTACATTAAATAACCCAAATCCAGAAACCACTGCTAGATTTGGCTGGGGTCTTGCTATTTCTGATTCATATACTATAGTTGGTGCTCCTCATGCAGATGAAGGAGCAGTAGCCGACTCTGGTAAAGTATATATTTACAACACATCAACAGGAAATTTACTTTATACACTAGACAATCCAACCTCTGGTGGTACTACCCCTAGGTTTGGATACCGGGTTGATATATGTGAATCGTATGCTATAGTTGGCGCACCATATGAAGATCAAGGAGGAGCCAACTCTGGTAGAGCATATATTTACGACACATCAACAGGAAATTTACTTTATACACTAGACAATCCAAATGTATTTGACGTAGCTGATAATGATCTATTTGGTTATGCTGTTGCTATATGTGAATCGTATGCTATAGTTGGTGCACATGGAGAAGATGATGGATCAAGTAACCCAGGTGGTGGTACAGGATTATGGTCTGGTAAAGCATACATTTACAACCCAGCAACAGGTGCTCTACTTCATACACTAGACAATCCAAATGCTCTTACTACAACAGCAAGTGATCAGTTTGGTTATGGTGTTGATATATGTGAATCGTATGCTATAGTTGGTGCTCCTAATGAGAATCATACTTCGTCGGATCTCTACTCTGGCAAAGCATACGTCTTTGATCCAGCAACAGGAAAGTTACTTGATACAGTAGACAATCCTAATTTACAAAGCACAGGAAGAACAGATAGATTTGCGGAGCAAGTAGCTATATGTGAATCATATGCTATCGCCGGGGCATACGGTGAAGAATCTAGTGATGCCCAAACTGACTCAGGAGCTGCTTATGTTTTTGAACCCAATATTATAGCAGGAATAGATTCGTTTTATAGTACAGTCTCAACAGATAATATGACTACCCTCAATGTAGAAAATACGACAGAGCAGACATTCCCATTTGTTGGATATTCAACAGGATCAGATGCTAATACAACAACAATAGCAAGACTCATGCGGGTAAGACTAAACAATCTAGGGGCTGTTAATATAGGAGCTTCCCAAAATATTCCTCGAACAATAACTACAAGTTGGGATTCGGATACTAATCAATTTGTTAATGAGAATGGATCAACAACTGTACCTAATTTAAGAGCAGGCATATCCTATTATGGTATGTTGATTTATGCAAGATCCTTCCCTGATAATTCATTTGTATATCCTTGTTGGGCTATAATGGGTATGAATCCAGATACTAATGAAGTACAAATACCAGGATTTCCAGGATATCTTGGACAGTATGAATCAATAGCTGCTGCTAATTCAAGACTGTTTTTTGTTGGCGTAGCTGATGATGGAGAACATATATCCTTATTGTCAAATCCAGCCACTATAATCCAACCAACACACATAGGCACTAATCCTGCTGGATTTAATGCTGAATGGCTGGGATCATCTAGTCCTGGTGCATTACCACCAGCGGAAGCTATGGCTAAACCTTGGACAACTGTATAAATATTATAAAGGAGAATATGAATGGCACTTACATTTCCTGCAGGCTCTGCAGGCAACTTATATACTGAAGGAGATAACACTTGGGAGTATAATGGAACTGCTTGGGACCGATTATACAGTGACGAAGTGTATGTACAAGATACTCTCCCAACAACTCCAACACCAATAACAGGTAACTATTGGTTTAACACAGAAAACGGCAGAATGTATTTCTATGACACTTCAGGGGCATGGGTACAAATGGGCTCTGCCTATCAGCCAACATAATAAGGAGACTTAAATGGCAGCATTTGCTTTTCCCACTGGAACTACTGTAGGAGAACTATTTGAGCACGAAGGACGAACTTGGGCTTGGAATGGTGGACAGTGGGTTACAAAAAATAAAAAGACTATTTTTGCTCAAGATACTGAACCTGAGGATGTAATTGAAGCGAATAGGTGGTTGAATACAGAAAATGGCAAACTGTATTTTAGAACACAAGATACTTGGGTGCAACCAAGAATAATGTAATATTGCTAAATATATAAAGCTACTGATTTTTAAAGGAGATAAGATATGGCTTTTGCTTTTCCGAGCGCAACTACTGTAGGACAGTTATATACCTACGGCGCGACTACTTGGGAATGGGACGGTACTGTATGGAATGTTCAACCATCCTTCGGTGATGTTCAACTCTCAATTACAGCAGACAACGAGATTGACACTAAGACTTTAGACTTGATCTTAGACTCTGCAACTGGTAATACACAAGTTGATGACAACTTGGCTGTAACTGGCACATTAGATGTTACAGGTATTTCAACATTTACAACTGACGCTTCTGTTGGTGGAACATTCACTGTAACTGGCGCTACAGCACTTGGTAATTCTTTGGCTGTTACAGACGCTACTACATTGAATGGCGTTGTTTCCTCAAACACTATTACTCCATTGGCTACTGCTACATACGATTTAGGTACTGCTTCTAATGTTTGGAATAACATTTATGGTAGCAAAGTAGTTCTTGGTGATTTGACAATTGATGGCTCAAACAACACTATTAGTTCAGCAACCAATGCTATTGTTATTGATCCTTCCCCAAGTGGTGATGGCGGTGATGTAACTATTGCTGGTAACATTTTGATTACAGGCTCCACAACTGGTGGAACAAGCACACTTGGTAATGTAACTATTACAGGTGACTTGACTGTAAATGGAACTACAACTACAGTAAATTCAACTACTGTAACACTTGATGATCCCGTTATGACACTGGGTGGCGACACTGCTCCTACTACAAACGACGGATTGGATCGCGGTATTGAGTACCAATGGCACGACGGCACAGCAGCAAAGGTTGGTTTCTTTGGCTTTGATCGCTCAGTTCAGAAATTTACCTTTATGCCAGACGCAACTAACACAGGCGAAGTTTTCTCAGGAACACTGGGCAACGTAGCATTTGGTGGCGCTGACTTTTCAGGTCATGTTATGCCATCAGCAGACAAAACATACGACTTGGGCCATGAATTGACGATGTGGAACCATGGTTATTTTGACTCCATTACAGTTAACAACTTGACAGTTCCAAGCACTAACTTTGGTAATATCCAAATTGCTGTAACAGATGATCAAACTATTGACACAATTACTGGTGATTTGGTTTTAAGTTCAAATAGTGGCAACGTTAGTATCAACGGAGCTACCACTGTATCTGGAGCAACTACACTAAGCTCAACTTTGGGCGTAACTGGCGCAGCTACAATGTCATCAACTTTGGACGTAACTGGAGTGGCTACACTTAGTGATGCATTGAATGTAACAGGCGCAGCAACATTGAGTTCAACTTTGGCTGTAACTGGTGCGGTAACTGCTGGTGATACATTGGCTGTGACAAACGGCGCAACAGTTGGCGGAACACTTGGTGTAATTGGCGCAAGCTCACTTGCTGGTGTAGCTGCCGATACTATCAACCCAAACGCTGATTTGACATGGGACTTGGGCGGAGCAGCTCTTCGCTGGACTAACATTTATGCTCAAACCATTCACATGGTTGATCCTGCAACTCCAGCAGTAAATATTCCATTGACAGTACAAGGAAACGACTTGTATGTTGATGGCGTAAAAGTTGGCGGAGCTTGTACAGTTGATACCGCAGCACCTGCCTCTCCAGATGAGGGCATGATGTGGTTGGATCGCAACTCAGGTATTCTTTATATTTGGGTCGTAGATTCCGGCACAGGCGTAGGAAACTGGATCCAGCCTCTATAATAATCCATATATGTCAAGCTCTTTGGAGCTTGACATTTCTGCATAAATACACTATAATATTTAAAGAGAGCTAATGGCAACGACATTTAGATTTTTTAGTGTAAAATCAAAAGAAACTTACCCAACAACAATACAATTATCAAGAATCGCAAACTCGTCTGACTTTACGACATATATGAATCGAGGACCTGTTCAAGTTGCAGGACAAGACATTACCCAAGGCAAACCAGTTAATGCAGTATTAGACGCAGTAAAATGCCCAACTACAAATAAATTAGTTTATATAAGCGCCTTAAAATATCTCAATCTTCCTTATATCCACCAGCTATATCCAAGAAATATTTCTATAATAGTAATGGGAGGAAGAGGAGAACCCTTGGGCTTTGATGAAGATGGAACTCCAATCCCAAATTATCTTGATCATATAGATCAAGTCAAATTCGATGATTTGGCTCATAAAGTTGGTACTATTCCTGCTGAAGATAATGCATTTACTACTACCGCCTCAGTTACAAGAAATTATGATGTTGCTGCTTTTCGTACAAACGGAACCGCAAATTGGTCTGGATCATTTAATAGAACCAATTGGAAAGTTGGATATGGTGCTACGACTACCAGCGGCATCGAAAGCTCTGCAACAGGAAATTTAGTATCTAATTATACTGATATTCATAATGTAGCAATGGAAAAATTTGATTTTATTGGTGGCAGTGGAGGATATCTCTATCAAACTGATATAGACAAATATCGATGGGATGACCCTAATGTTGTTGCAGTTGCAGCAAACCCAATGTCACAAACATATTATAGAGCTAGCACCGTAGGACAGGAATATGATTACTTAAGAGTAGGTGGTAGAGTTCCAGGAATGAGTAATTCCATAACTGGAATATCTGGAGAGAAACACAGATATGCGGATGATGCTGCTGCAGTAACAACAGCCAATTATAATGCTATCACTAATGGAACTATGCTAGAATATAATGGCGATGTTGTGAGTTATTCTACATGGTCCTTTTGGAAATTCAAATATGATGATCCAACTACTTCCACAGTTCTAACATATAGAACCTCTACTAGAGCAGCCGGCCATGTAAGCGCAGGAGATTATGCTGACGGAAGTGCGTATGTATCTAATGGTTGGACTTCTGCTGGTTCTCAGAGCGGAATAGGAAACGATGTTATACAAAAAATGAAATTTGATGATAGCGCCGCCTGTCAAATACTTTCTACAAGACTACAAGAAGCAAAACAAGCCGCTTGTGGTGGAGGAATAAGCTAATGGCAGCCATTATATTTGCCGATGGATTTTTTGATATTACAACATCTGATTTAGCTGATGCAGTTATAATTGACGGGCACGGGTGTGCTGATGTTGCTATATACAATGGCGGGCGTCCGTCAATACCAGGCTCTCAAACAGATTCATTACAAAAAATAAGATTTGATGATAGTGTGGTAGTTACAACATCAACAACTACTATGGTTGAAGATAGAAGACATCACTGCTCAACATCTGATGGAACAAATATATATGTAGCACAGGGTAGAGGATCTGGTGGATACAGACAAGCAGTAGAAAAGTTTCAAATCTCATCAGAAGCATCAGTAACTATTACAAATAATAATCTAACCTCAGCACGAACTGGACTGATGGGAACTGGAACCGCTACAGAACAATATTTCTTTGGTGGTAGAAATGCGGGATCGGGAATGTTCACCGTAATAAACGCTCCAGACAGACTAAGAAATGATGACTCGGCAGCAGCAACAACTTATCCAAGTTTTACAGTAGCACGATGGCATCATACTGTAGCAGGCAATGGAGAAGATGCTTTTGTTTGCCAAGGTTGGAGTGACGAAGCAAGAGATGGAATTATAGCAGGAGCTGCCACAGCATCATATGAAAAATATCGTATGGCAGGATCATCCTCTACTTCTATATTTGTATCCTCTATGGATTCATATTTAACAGCACGAAACGATGTTAACGGAGCATCTGGAGGAAATTGTATTGTGCTAGTTGGCGGGGAAGAACCAGATTATAGTGCTAATTGGAATCAAATTAGAAAATTAAGATATGACGATTATGTTCTTACTTTATCAATAACACTAGCAACAGCCACAAAGGAAGTTCAAACCTGCTCCAATGGCGATGTTATTATGGGCGCTGGCGGACATGATTTGATAGGTGACGGTGACGCTATAAGCAGAATAAACCATATTCGTCACGAGGATATGATAGAAATAATAACTACAAGTAACAGTCTAGCGAGCAACTCAACTGAAGGAGCTGTGAGCTCTGGCATATAATATAGAGGATTATGACAACAGAAATTGATATTAGACAAGTACCAAATGATATCGCTGTAAAACTTGAAGCAACCCTGCCTATAGTACAAAAACAAATTGATGAACTTATTGTTTCTAAAAACGCAGAAACAACTATTGCTGATTTACAATATTCAGGACAAACACCTCTTGTATGGTTACAACAATGCGCCATGCAACAACAAAACCGTTTGAACGCTTTACGAGAAACTTGGTTTAGACATAAGAAAAATGAATTACGAATAGAACAATATCGTATGAAAATCAATGATCCTATGGCACAACTAAAAGCAGAGGAACTTGAAGCAGGACTTGAAAGTTCTAGAACTGCTATTCGTAACGCAATGGAAGAATTACAAAGCTATCAAGATCAAATTGATGCACTACGAAAAAACTTTAATCTTCCAGATGAAATTCCACCCGAGATGGTTCGTGAGAATGATAAGCGTGAAAAAATCCGCGGAGCATTTAGGAGAGCTATTGAGGAATTCCAAGCCACAGGAACTATTCCTAGAGGAATCCAAGAGAGTTTAGAATGGAGCGGAATCCATCCACTAGTAGCAAGACGGCACTGTTTAGAATATATTCAAACTGTTGAGGAATTATTTGAGGCAGGAAAAGCACCTACTATTAGACACTTACTCAATTGGCTAGATGAGATGGAAGCCTTATACATCAACTGTCCTAACGAAGTAGTAGAACATCACCTCAAAAATAAAATCCTAGACTGATAAATATTGTAAAGGAAGGAGCAAACTATGATTAGTTTTCCCGCATCGCCCTCAAGTGGGCAACAATATTCAGAAGGCGGAACTACTTGGGAATATAATGGCACTGTATGGAATGTTATTGCTGAAACTACAGGCGAACAAACTGTAGATAATATTCAAGTAGGCGTAACAACTGACAACACTATTGATACCTCCTCAGGAGATTTAGTATTAGGAGCTACTGGGAATGTTGTATTAGCAGCCGATCTCATCACAACAGGATATAAAATCAACAGTTCCTATGAACTTCCTGGAGCTGATGGAACTGCTGGGCAGATATTAAAAACAGATGGCTCAGGCACCGTGTCCTTTGCAGATCCAACACGAACCTTTGGTAATATTAGAATTGGTGTTGATTCCGACCTAAAGATTGACACAACTTCGGGTACTTTGATTCTCGACTCTGCATCTGGTAATATAACTGCATCAGGAAATGTAAATATTACAGGCTCAATTGCACCTATTATTAGTGCTGTTTACAGTTTAGGAGCAACAACTAATACCTGGGGAAATGTATATAGTCTTGCAACCACAACAAATAACATAAACACACTCTCAGGAAACTTAACAGTAAGTTCAGTAGGCGGTACTGTAACAGTTATGGGCAGTGTTAATTTTAATGGTAACTATACATTCCCAACTACAGACGGAACTACTGGACAAGTGCTAACAACTAATGGCAGCGGTACAGTATCATTTGTAACACCACCACAAACACTAGCAGATTTTAATATTATGGAAGGAACTTCTGGACAACTGTTACACACTGATGGAGCAGGAATGCATACTTGGAGTAGTAGTTCAGCGGCAGGTTTTACATTTGGTAATCTTCAAATTGGTATAGTTGATGGCAATACTATTGACACAACTACTGGAAACCTAGAGTTAGACTCAGCTAGTGGTATGACATATGTTGTAGATGATTTATATGTAACAGGAAGTATTGACTTTTTAGGTACACTAACACAAAATGGAAATATGGTTGATACAGGAAATCCAGATCCACGTATTGTTAGAGAAGAATCTGGTACTGATGTAACTTACACCTTCAACTAATAAGATTGATTAGATTCATCACAGTATCTAATTTAACTTGATTGATACGATTATTTAGAGTATTTTTTAGGCCTTGATGTAATGGTCGAGGCCACTTCTTATAACTTACCCAAGCATATCCATCATGTTCTTCATTTAGCACAGGAATAAATTCTTTTTCAACTAAACAAAGATATGTATGAAAAGTAAAAAAGTTATCATTACTTACATAAGTTTCTAAAGGAATAGTTTTTTTGATTTCAGTAGGTGATATTTCTTCTACAATTTCTCGCTCAAGAGCATTCCAAGGAGTTTCTTTTTCCTCATTTACACCTCCCACAAGCCCCCATGTATCAGAATGCTTACTGCGAGCTCGATGTAAAAATAAGAATCTATTAGATGATAGAGCATAAAATAATGCCCCGCTACAGATAACTTTTTTCATACAAATAGTTATCTTAATACACTAGTGCCCAAGTTCCATTTGAGTATTCTCCCTCATAGCTCAATAGCCATTCAGCTCCATCATATTTGTATTGAATGCCAGTGTTTAGATTTGTAGTATATACAGTCTGATCATTATAATGTAAATCAGCATCAAATACTATCCACCATCGCTGTCCGTCCCACTCAATAATGTCATTAGCACTAGCAACAAAATCTGATCCATCATAATTTTTCCAAGCATCCGGACCATCTTCATTATCTTTATTGCCAATATCCTCATTTAGAATTAGAATCCGCATCCCAACTCTATTCAATTTAGTAACATCTACTTTGAATGGATCTATAATATAATCTATTTTAGTATTGTCGCCTAACGGTCCTGTAAGAACTGTATCGCTTGGTAATGTATCCATATCCCAATCTACAAGCATCTCATATTCATTGTCAGGATTGATATGAACATAACCTGCTAGTGGAGATTCAAAATCACTGCGATATAATTTTACTTGTGTTAGATGCGGCTCATAACAATCACCTTTAGGGTGTGCTTTAATATAATCTCGCCAAGGAAGTATGCCTTCATCTCTGTTATCAATAAATGTTAGTTTATCATTTAGGACTAACAAATCATAATTTTTATATGTAGTGGACCAAGCTACTGTATTTGGCTCTGGGCGCGATGCTCTCATACCTTCACTTGCCATACCTAATGTTCCATCCTCATTTATAACTGGACGAGTTTTTGTATCAGACAAATATGCTCTGTTAGAAGCATATGCTAACATCTCAGGCATAGTCTCACCACGCTCAACAGATCCGTGTTGCTCATTGAATATAGATGTAATAATATTATGAATTACATTTAATCGTTTTACTTTAGCTGGGGGTGATATGAATATTGGTGTTGAAAACCCTAATGTAGCAATATCAATTTCTGTTTCTGTGCTACCACCACCTACTGATCGGCTACTAAATGTAATAGAGTCTAGCTCTACGACAGTAAGTGATGTCCAATCAACAAAATTGTCTGTTGTTTGTATTTCTAAACTTGGATTGAACAGCATTAGAATCTGTTCCATTAGTTGTAACTTTTGATCTGTATTAGTTGTCCATATATCAGCATTGACTGATAATTTATATGGCGTAGGCATAAGACGCTCTACAGTATAGTTACGTCCTTCCTTGTGCAAATATTGTTGATTATCTTTATCAAAAGCTCGCTCTCTAATTTGGACTTTGCTAACAAATGTACTATCTGATGATCTCTCACGATCCATCTCTAAATTTGTAATATACAAAGCAATCTTTGGGGCAGACTGCGCCATATTTTCACTACCGTCTTTGATTATAAAAGCAGCGGATCTTGATGGATCACCATACATTACAGGAACTTGTATAAGCTCTCCATCGCCATCTTTATATGTAAGATAGCTCAACATTCTTATTAGTTGTAAAATATAACGCCGTATCTGTGCATCATAAAACCATTGCATTATTTGCGCCTCCCTGGTGTATTACTATCGCATTCCTCAGGGTTATCTAAATGTGGCATATCTATTTTAGGGCGTAATGCCTTACTCAAACTTTGCCGTTCTGGAATATCCTCGCCACAAATTTCTGTAGAATTTGTGTTATTGATAAATGTACCTTTTTGTGTATATCTATCTTCACGTGGTGTCAATGTCATTCTCACATTATCCTCAAATTTCATCCAACGTTTTCCATCATATCTAAACAGTCTATTAGGAATCATATCTGTTCGTAACCAATAATCACCGTCAATACCTGTAGGTGGAAATGATATACCACACCCAAAAGGCAATCCATTTGGTGGGATTCCGTCTCCTAACAAGTAACCCATGTATCCTTCTTTTACTGGATTTCTCATAACATGATCAATAGATCCACTTAATTTGTGTGTACTGGCATCAATCATCGTTGTATCAGCTCTAACGAGTTCAGGCTCTCCGTTAGCATTAACTTGTAATGTAAAGAAATGTTGAGTCTCATAACCACTCAGTAATGCATTTGCTTCAGCATCTTGTACAATAGCTTCGTTGATAGCAAGTTCTTTTTCTCTAGTAGAGTCAGCATCAATATCTTTAAATTCTTGCCCTGCTGCTATTTGTTTCAGCTTTAGTCTATATAAATGCGGAAACCAAGTTGGCGAATATCCTTCTGCTGGGCGTGTAATATCCTCAACTACATAAAAGTTTTTAAGAGCATATTGAAAATCATTTAGCGCATACTCATCTCGCAAATGTGGAAGTTCTACAACATCACCTATAACAATTTTTCTACCCAATGTTTTTACTGTACTATTCATATGAATAGTTAGAAACAGCATGTCGTTACTTAGGAACATACCAAACTGGGATAAGTTGAATTCTAAATCTTGTAAATTATAAATCCCACGAATGGTATAAATATTTTCTTCATACTTTCTATCTCTATTTTCTAAAAATAATAAGTCTTGAATATTTGTTACACTCATTTCATCATATTGAGGTGTTGTAGCAGTAGCATCCTCATCTGTTGGATTAGTTGTTCCTAACAGTAAATGTAAATTTACATCAGTCCCACCAACAGTAAACATCTCAAAGATTCTATCGTCAATAAACTGATAATCTTTCCCACGTTCGGGTTTGTATAAACTTAGTCTGGGCAAAACGATTCCTTTTAAAGATTTATTGTATTTATCGCTATAGAAATAAATACAAGTAGGAGAATATTTATGAAGGACCTACGAGCAGCAAGACAAGATATATTTGATTACATTTATAATATGCTTGGCGGTGGCATGGTTGATGTTGAACTAGACCCATCGCATTACGAAATATCTTTAAATAACGCATTAGATAGATATCGACAACGCTCTGATAATAGTGTTGAAGAATCTTATTTCTTTTTACAACTAATACGAGATCAAAACAACTACACACTTCCACGAGAGATTATGGAAGTAGAACGCATATTTCGCAGAGGGCTAACCTCACGCTCAGGATCTTCTACAGGCGGATTTGATCCATTCCAAGTAGGACAGACAAATACATACTTGTTGAACACGCAAGGAACCTCAGGCAATTTAGCTACATTTGAATTATACTCGGGCTTTCAAGAGCTAGCTGGTAGAATGTTTGGAGGATTTATCGAGTTTAATTGGAACCGGACCACAAAACTGCTAACTATATTACAACGTCCATCGGCGGACGACGAAACACTACTGTTGAAATGTTATAACTATCGTCCCACAGAACAACTGCTAGACGACTACCAATCCGGCTATTGGATCAAAAGTTACGCACTTGCACAAGCCAAATATATGATTGGCGAAGCGAGGAGTAAGTTTGCTAGTATCGCAGGACCACAAGGAGGTGGTACACTAAATGGCGATGCACTCAAAGCTGAAGCACAACAAGAAATGGAAAAACTTGAGAAAGAGGTTGGAGACGCAACAGCAGGAGGAACTGGGTACGGCTTCTTAATAGGATAAAATGATAATAGGCCTATGTGGTTTAATTGGTTCCGGCAAAGGAACTGTAGCAGACATTCTAGTCAAAGAACACAACTTTACAAAAATTTCATTCGCGGATAAACTAAAAGATGGTGTCTCAGCTATGTTTGGCTGGGACAGACAAATGCTTGAGGGTGATACACCTGAGTCACGTGCGTGGCGTGAGGAAGTAGATTTCTTTTGGACTAGGGAACTAGGAAGAGAAGTAACACCTAGACTCGTATTACAACTGTATGGAACAGAGTGTATGCGAGAAGGATTCTATGATGGTATTTGGGTAAGCCTAGTCAAACAGCAATTACTATCTAATAGAGATACAAATTTTGTTATACCTGATGTAAGATTTGTAAATGAAATTAATATGATTAAAGGACTAGGAGGAAATATTTGGCGTATAAAGCGTGGGAACGATCCTGTTTGGTTTACGCACTATACAAAGCTAAACATTATACCTGATAATATTCATCCTTCAGAATGGAACTGGGCTACAAGTAAAATGGATTCTATTGTGAATAACAATGGAGATCTCAATATGCTCAAATCATATCTGGAATCAAATCTCCTTGTTTCCACCTAATATTTTCTTTGTGCAATATCCTCTGACAATTAGCGCAGACAGTTTTTAGATTTTTTATTTTACAATTTGTAAGATCTCCGTCGATGTGAAATACATTGAACTGCTCTGCGTGATTGCTTTTGTAGCTACACTTCTCACAATAATTCTTCATCTCATAGCCAGCTCGCTTCCAAAAAGGAGCCCTAGTCTTATTTGTTTGTCGCAAACACTTGTCGCATTTCCTGCGATAGTATGCTTTTCCTTCTTTATAATAATTGATTCCTGCCGGCTGAGAGTTACAACTCTCACATAAGGGCCGTGTTTTGCGTTCCATGCAAATATTTATATCCTTTTCGTTGTCCTTTTCGATGGTTTGTAACAGCCTAGATTTACGGGTATATGCTAAATACAGTTAGCGATTTATTTTTTAAGCCTATGAGGAGATAAAATATGGCATTAGTATCCCCAGGTGTACAGGTTACTGTCGTTGACGAAAGTTTTTATACGCCGGCTGAACCAGGTACCTTACCTATGATTTTTGTTGTTTCCGCTGGAAACAAACCTAATGGATCAGGAACAGGTGTTGCTCCAGGAACACTGAGCAAGAACGCAGGTATTCCATACTTGCTAACTTCGCAACGTGACTTGGTTGATACATTTGGCGACCCGATCTTCAAAACAGATATTAACAACAATCCAATTCATGCTAGCGAGCTAAACGAATACGGACTACAAGCAGCCTACTCATATTTAGGAGTAGCTAACCGAGCATGGATTACAAGAGCAGACATTGATTTGAATGAGCTCGAGCCACAAGCAGATGCTCCAGGTGGTGATCCGTCAGATGGATCATATTGGTTTGATACTAGCATTAGCCTTTGGGGTATTCAAGAATGGAAAGGAACTTCCGTTATTGATGGTGGACAAGTTTTCCAAAATAAAAAAGTAATCACAATTGATGAAGTTGGTGATACTGAAAATACTGGTAGCTATTTTATAAATGGTTACGCAGGGTATATTCCTAAAAAATCTATTGGAACTGTAGGCGATTATGCTGCTGTAGCAACCTCTACACTAAACAGAATTTTTTATCGAAATATTGAGGGCAATTGGGTATTAGTTGGAAGCCCAGCATGGGTTAAGAGCCATCCAGTAATCAAAGGAACTACAGCCAATCCAATCTTCAATCAATCTAATCCAGGATCATTCAATATTGTAGTAAACGGAACACCAACTCCAATTACTATCAATACAGGTGACTCTATTGCTCAAATTGTAACAAAAATTGAAAATGCATTTGTAGCAACAGGACATATCCGTGCTAAAGAAGTTTATGGACGACTTGAGATTTACTCTGATGGAACTGACGGAGCTGGAAACTTAATTGAAACTATTGAGCTTATCAATATCCCAGGAACAGACAATCCATTAGGACCTATGTCCGATGAAGGGCTTGGTATTGACTTCAACGAAGCAACTAACCAAGGATTTTATAATATTCCAAAATTCCAAATCTCACGACATACAAATATTCCAGAGTATAAAATGAACGACGAGTTTCCACGCCCAACTGGATCTGTATGGATGAAGACAACTACTCCAAATTTAGGAGCAAAATACGTTGTTCGAAAATGGAATGACTCTACAAAACTTTGGGATAATGTTGATATCAATTTATATGACTCTCACGAAGAAGCATTATATTCCATGGATAAAGCAGGTGGCGGCGCTAACTTGCTAACTGGCAATTTGTATGCTGCTACTAACGTAGCAAACGATGAGCGCCCATTGGCAACAGTGAAGTTTTATCGACGTGACTCAGTAGCACCTACTTCCATCTCTGGCGCAAAGATTAATAAAGATGTATTATCAGTAGGAACGCACTCATTTAAGATTGCATCAACTGATGCTGCTATGCTTGAGTTCAGCCCTTGGGTATTAGTTACTGCAAATTATGATGGAGAATTTACTGATGCTAACTTATTGGCTGCGGCTATTAATGACTCCAATGTTCCAAATGTCAGCGCTCGTGTAAACATTCATAACAAAGTAGTAATTGAGCATTCATTAGGTGGTGAAATTAAATTCCAATATGATTCAAATACAATGGGCGACAATATTTTAGCTCAAGCTGGGTTTGTTCCATATAACGGAAGCACAGGCGCTCTAAACTTGTATTGGGAACAAGGAACAGACGACACATCATCCGTTAAAGAAATGCGCGGAAGCCTTTGGAATGTATTGAAGTATCAAGCTGAAAATAGAGAAATTAAAAATGCTACACTTCATGGAGCACTTTGGTATAACTCTATTGTAGATGAAGTAGATATTTTAGTACATAACGGACACGAGTTTGTAGGTTATTTATATGATGGAAAATCAGGAATGAGCCCACGTCCATCACCATACTATAATGTTGATGATCACTTACAACCAGATCCAATGGGTCCTCTTGTAATGGCGTCAGCGCCAGAAACACAAGAAGATGGAACTCCTCTTGTAACAGGTGATTTATGGATTGACACTTCCGATTTAGAAAACTATCCGTTGTTATACAAATATAACGGAGAAAGAACTGACTTGCCAGTAAAGAATCGATGGTTCCAAGTTGATACATCAGATCAAACAACTGAGGAAGGTATTTTATTTGCTGATGCAAGATACAATACACGCGGCGACAATAGCGATGAGCCCGGTGAAATTTCTGAAATGATTACAACAGACTATGTTGATCCAGACTCACCAGATCCAGCACTATACCCAAAAGGAATGCTGCTGTTTAATCTTCGACGAAGTGGCTTCAATGTAAAACGATATGAGAAAAATTATATTGATTATGTTGATAAGAATACACGATACAACGATCAACCAATGGGCGATGAAAGTATTGGTGCTTACTTCCGAGACAGATGGGTAACTGAATCAGGTAACCAAGTAGATGGTTCAGGATCATTTGGACGAAAAGCTCAGAGAAAAGTAGTAGTTCAAAAACTACAAGCATTGGTTAACTCAAACGAAGAGATCCGTGATGACGAATCAAAACTGTTTAACCTAATGGCATGTCCAGGTTATTCAGAACTTATTGGTGAGATGAACTCACTAAACTATGACAGAGGACTAACAGCATTTATTATTGGTGACTCGCCTTTCAGACTTCCGGCGAACGCTACGGTACTACAACAATGGGCAACAAATCAAAATCTTGCAGTAGAAGATAATGATAACGGTTTAGTATCAACTGATCCATATATGGCAGTGTATTATCCTTCAGGATTTACAAGCGATAACTTTGGTAACAATGTAGTAGTTCCAGCAAGTCATATGATGATGCGAACTATTGCTTTATCTGATCAAGTTAGTTATCCATGGTTTGCTCCAGCTGGAACAAGACGTGGTAACATTACAAACGCAACAAGCTCAGGTTATATTACAGAGGAAGGCGAATTCCGTAGTGTAGCATTGAACGAAGGTATGCGTGATACATTGTATAGCAACAATGTTAACCCAATTACATTTGTAACTGGTGCTGGACTTGTATGTTTTGGACAAAAGACTCGACAACTTGTAGCTAGCGCACTTGATAGAATCAACGTAGCACGATTGATTATTTACTTGCGTAGCCAACTAAGAGTTCTTGCTAAACCATACTTGTTTGAACCAAACGATAAAATTACTCGTGATGAGATCAAACAACAAGTAGAAACTATGCTACTTGAACTTGTTGGTTTGAGAGCTTTGTATGATTATCTTGTAGTATGTGATGAATCCAATAACACTCCCGCAAGGATTGATAGGAACGAACTATATGTAGATATAGCTATTGAGCCTGTCAAAGCAATTGAGTTTATTTACATTCCTATTAGGATTAAAAATACTGGCGAAATCGCAGGTTTATAAAAGCATAAATACTTATAGTTAGGAGTCATTTAGATGTCTATAGCAACATTATCAAGAATGACAGTACCATTAGCGACGGGCGATTCGCCCAGCGCTCAAGGGCTGTTGATGCCCAAACTACAATATCGGTTTAGGGTAACATTTAACAACTTTGGAGTTTCAACTCCAACAACAGAATTGACAAAACAAGTAATTGATGTTAGTCGTCCTTCTGTATCATTTGAGCCTATCACAGTCGATGTGTACAACTCAAAGGTAAATTTAGCAGGCAAGCATAGCTGGGAATCACTTTCAGTTAACTTGCGTGAAGATGTAAACAACAATGTTCAAAAACTTGTTGGCGAGCAACTACAGAAACAATTAGATTTCTATGAGCAATCAAGTGCTGCCTCAGGTTTAGATTATAAGTTTACAATGACTATCGAAATACTTGACGGTGGTAATGGCGCACATGCAGCAACTGTATTGGAAACTTTTGAACTTTACGGATGCTTTTTGGAAAGTGCCAACTACAACACGCTGAACTACGCTACCTCAGATGTAGTGCAAATAGCATTGACTATTAGATTTGATAACGCAATTCAGTCGCCTATTTCGGCTGGCGGTATTGGAACTAATGTTGGTAGAACTATTAGCACTCTTGCTACAGGTGGCGGTATCTAATATATTGGGGAGAGTTTTCTCCCCCTATATTGAAATACTATGAGCAATATTTTTAACGGATTTTTTGACAATCTAATCAGTGGAACTCTAAATCCCAAAGGGAATTTAGCTGATTATCGTCATGCCTCTAGAACTTTTGTTGCTAATCAGTTTAGATTAGCACCTAAAGTAAAGTTCTTATACCATGTGTTTTTTGAGTTTTCACCAAACACTATGGACAAAATTCTGTTAACTTGGAAAGATCGACATACTTTAGAGTCTGGCTTGATGGTTAAATCTGTTAGACTTCCTGCTATGGAGATTGACATAGAGACTAAAAAGAAATATAACAGAACTAAACACGTCCAAACAGGCATTCGTTATAATGCTATTGATATGACTTTCCATGATGATAACTTAGGTATGATGACAGGTATGCTTGAGGCATACTTCAAATATTATTATGCCGATGGTTGGAAAGATGTTGTATCTACGTTTTATAATAAAAACTTTCCAGGAGCTGCTACTGGAACAGGCGCAGCAAGTATATATAACCCACAAGCAGAAGAGATGGCACTATCAGGTGCAATGAGGCTGGGAGACAATACTTATAAAAATGCTGCTATGAACAAAACACTACACGGTTTAAATGCTGGTGCTGAGAATCCGTTTTTCAAAAGCATTCAAATTAGCCAAATGACTCGCCATACATATACACAATTTCAAATAATCAATCCAATACTTACTGGCTGGGATTTTGGTGATGCGGCGAGTAACGATAATAGTGTAAATGAATTGCGAGCAACATTCAATTATGAGACTGTATGGATCGAGCGTGGTGCTACACAAGCAGGCAAAGGTTTATCAGGAACTTCACCAAAAGGATTTGGAAATCTTACACATTATGATGTAACACCAAGTCCAAATAGTATATATGGTGGCGGGGGCGTAAGTCTAAAAAGTATCATTGGAGGAGCAGGTGATATTATAAACTCATTTACTGGCGGCGGCGGAGGCGGCGGCGACGATGGAAGAAATGAGTTATTTGATTATACTAAAGGCGGAGTTCCAAAATCACCTAATATATTAGGTGCTATTATTGGCGGTGTAAATATTTTGAAAAATGCTGGAAAACTAACAGAAGCAGGTGTTATGCAAGAAGTAGGCGGAATGGTTAATGAAGGACTTGGCGGACTATATGATAATGTAGTAAGCGGCGAAGGCGGATTTTTTGGAGATGATTAATGGAAGCAGTAGCACGAACAGATTTACCACAAAGCTCTTTATCAGATGATCAAAAAATTATAGCATTTTTTGATAACAAATTCAAACAAAGATTAGAATTTGCGTCTAATGATTTTGATGCAGTGATTGGCTTTTTTGAAAAGCGTGGCTTTGATAAGTCATCTGCCACTACTATTGGACAAGTATTATTAGCACAAGCTAAAATGGAAAATATAAAAATATTTAAATTATTAGATTCATTAAAAGGATATACAAAACTAGAACTAAACAATATTGTTTTAAAAATTCTTAATACAAATAGAGATAAAATTTCTCAGTTAGGTTTTAGACAAAAACCTAAAACTATGAAAAATGAAGAAAGAAATATCGGTGATACTATTACAAATCCTGACAAACTATCAGCATTAAATTTTAACGCCGTATCTAATACCTCAAATCAAAGAATAGGTATTGTGCAAGGACAAAAAATATTATTGACGCAGAACGATGGGGAAGTATCTTAAGGGCAGATATCAGCTCGCAAATCCAGACAAATACCTAGGTAACACATTACCAACATATCGCAGTGGTTGGGAATTGCAATTTATGCGCTTCTGTGATAATCACACCTCAGTAACAAAATGGTCCTCAGAACCAATACGCTTACCATACCAAAATCCTGTTACAGGAAAACATACCGTATATGTACCAGACTTTCTAATACAGTATCAAGACAAAGAAGGCAACGTCAAAACAGAATTAATAGAAGTCAAACCTGCTAACCAAGCAATACAAGAACGAGTTGGCAGAAGCAAACGAAATCAGATGCACCTAATAGTCAATCAAGCTAAATGGCAAGTTGCTAGACAATATTGCAAACAACAAGGAATGACATTTCGTGTAGTAACCGAAAATGATATGTTCCACACCGGACGTTACACTAAATAAAATAAAAGGTATATATGACAAAAAAACTTGAGGAACTTTTGAATCTTCCTGAGTCTCAGGAAATCATTCAAGAGGATGCCAAACCAAAACGCAAACAACGAAAAACTAAAGAAGAGTTGAATGATACTCTCCGTAAAGTAGCAGACTTTGACAAAATTACAGAAGCGTTGCCTAAAGTAAAAGGCTTGGGCGATGCTGCTGATGCTGAATTAGACGAGGTAGCACAACGTAGCATGGACGCTTATGATGATCTAATGGACTTAGGTATGAACGTAGAGTCCCGTTATAGCTCGCGCATCTTTGAAGTAGCGGGACAAATGCTAAAGACTAATTTAGATGCCAAGGTAGCAAAGCTAGATAAAAAGATAAAGATGGTAGAGCTACAACTAAAAAAGGACAAATTGGATCACGACACTAAGCCTAAAGAGGCGCAAGGAGTAATTGAGACTGAAGGATTTGTAGTAAGTGACAGAAACAGCCTCATTGAGAAACTAAAAAATATTGATAAATAGTAGAAACGAGGAATCTGATTATGAAACACTTTAACGATTATTTAATGGAAACTAAGAAAACATATGTTTTCAAATTACGGGCAGCAGGAGAGCTACCTGAAGGGTTTGAAGGAAAGCTAGAAGGCTGTCTAAATAAATTTGAGGTTATTAAATGCCAAAAAGCTAAAACAACACCTATTACTGAAACTCCATTGGACTTTCCACGCCTAAGCAATGTAGAAGTTACACACTTTGATATTGAGCTAAACTATCCTACTACTACACAGATATTGGCTAATATTATTAAAGATGAGGTTCCTTTTCCAGAATCGCATCTAAGCATTCGCAATGAATACGATCCTATGGATGAATATACAAAGCAAGATGAGGACAAACCATACGAGCCTCTTATTACTAATCCAGAGCTTGGTGGAGAATCAGCACAGGATCAAGTAGGAGCCAATCGTGTAATGGACTTACTCAAAGAACTTGAAGTAGCCCGTAAAGAAAGAACAGTAAATTTTTCCACAGGTGAAAGCAATTAAGAATGAAACAGTCGGACTACGCAATACATCGTCCAATAGTTGAAGGGAAATCTGGCAGCGGTAAAGTTTTAGATGCTGAAATACAACGTATAGTTGATTCACTGCCAGCCAATCCTACATTTGAACAAATTGAAGCAGGGTATTCCCAAGCACAAAAATTTGAGCAATCAAAATCTAGTTGGGGGAAAAGTCCAGCTGGCGCAGCATCATTCTCTGATAACTATTATGGGAGAATTGCTCGCAAGCTAGGAGTAAAAGCATTCTTTTATGCGGGACAAAATGCAATTACTAAATTCTTTGGATCTAAAGCTCCTGCTGTAGCTTATTCCAATCTAAAAGGAACTGGCGCTGGTATTGATTTAGATGATAGTGACAAAGCATCTGCTGAACGACTAAATGATTTAGGAGTATTGCATCCTGAGGCAGCTGACTATTATGAGATAGAACTAAATCGCTCTGCACCTCAGCCAGAACCAGAACTTGAACCTCAAGAAAAAAAGCCTAAAGAAGAACTACCTCCTGCTGAAGTTCCTGTAGTCCAACGTCCAGTTAATCAAAATTCTACAACAGTAAGCGCAAAAACCAATACTGAACCTGTGGCAGCTAAAGCAGAAGATGATGGCTGTCCACAGTTTTTTATGGCAAGATCAGGATTAAAATTTAAAATATATCTATCTGAGCCAGGCAAAGAAGCAGGTGATCCTTATTTTGACAAAGAACTTTCTTTTGACGAAGCTCGTAAAGCAGTAAGCGAGTTGAATGCTAACATTGATTGTACTATACCATCTGAGGAAGCAGTATCTAATGCCGTTAATGCTGCTGCTCTTCCGGCAATCCTCGCTGCTGGGCTTGTTGGTAGGAAACGGGTAAATGGAGCAACACCAGAAAAGAAACCACCTGAGAGATTACGAGCAGATCCACCTGAAAAACCACTAAAGAATCGACCACCTGAAGAACTAGATTCAAAACGTAAAAAGAAAATGATCCATGGTGAGGATCCATGGAGTGAGAAAAGAGTAGCCACTGGCAGAAGTGATGGTAAAAATCCAAAGCCAGATCCAAAGCCAGATCCAAACCGTAGGCCTATGAGTCGTCAAAATACATTTGACTATGATCCCAAGGCTGAGCAAGACTGGCGACGACGAAACAGATTAAATCAAAGACGGCGCAATCTCAGCAGAACTTCTAACCCAGATGAAATAGGAAGAAGAAATGCTGATTGGGAAACTAGACGAAAACAAAATCTTCGAGTTGATGCTAATAGGGGAAGAACTAGAGCATCTAATCCAGATGAAGCAGGAAGACGAGCTGCTGATTTTGAAACTAGACGAAAACAAAATCTTCGAGTTGATGCTAATAGGGGAAGAACTAGAGCATCTAATCCAGATGAAGCAGGAAGACGAGCTGCTGATTTTGAAACTAGACGAAAACAAAATCTTAGAACTAATACTCGTATGGGCAGAAACAGAGCGTCTAGCCCAGAAGAAATAGCACGAAGAGCTGATGATATTAATACTAGAAAATTAAACAGATTATCAAAATTAACTAGCCCAAGCAGTGTAGCAGGAAGTCATCAAAGGTTAGGCGGTAAAAGATACGCAGGTTACGATTCAAATTACAATAAATGGGACAATGCTAGAAAAGATCAATTTAGACAACGCCCGGAAGCATCTAAAAAGACAGATATAAGCAAAAGTAGATTAGGCAGTGCTGATGATTTAGCAAGAAGAAATGCTGCAGCATACGATGGATCTAACCCTGATACAGAACTAGCTAATAGATATAGGACAAACGATGTTGGTCCTAAATACAGGAGAACCCCAGATAGATTAAAAGCAGGTGTTGGTTCTAGCGCCAGTCCAAATCACGCTGACGAGCTTGCTGGGCAATTGGATCCTGAAGAACTTCGACGACAGAATGCTGCTAGGAAAGCTCAACAATTTCTTAAGAATCCAAAGCCAAATAATCCATTATCAAAATACAATGATGTTACCCCAAGCGGATCAAGCATAAAAGAGCCAATCGTTAGACCCACTCCACATGGGCCGCAACAGCCACTAAGAAATGATCAAATAAAAAAGACAGGTGGTAAAGAGACCATTAAAACTAGTTCGAATGATGGATATGGAGAAAGAAAGCCTATATGGCAAACAGGTATAGATGACGCTAGCAGAGAAAGAGCAATAGCTAAAAGCCAACAGTTTCTAAAAAACCCAAATGAAAATCCATTATCAAAATACGATGATGTTACTCCAAGTAAAAATACACCAATAGAGTTTGATAAAGAAGGTCCAGGTAAATCAGGAGTAGCTCGACAAGGAAGTGGTGATGTTGACGATACTTTAAGGACAAAAACAACTGATCCAAGCAAAAGACCAGTCCCAGTTAATCTCGATGACCCAGGTGCATTACGAGGTGAAAAACCTGTCAAGCCTGCTCTACCTAAAGAGCCAATTATAACGCCGGCATCTACGAAATCTAAAAAAGCAGAAATGCCTACGGCTCAACAACTAAGACTTGGAAATCAAATTCCTGCACCAGCTCAATCAGTAAGCGGTGGAGGCATAACACCTGCAACCCATCGTCCTATCAAAATAGATATCAATAGCAACACTCCAGTCAAGGTGCTTCAAGCTCTTGATCCTAACAAGATGCCTGAGCTTCCTAAAATAGAACATAACGCTCAGCATAAACTATTACTAGGAATATTAGACGGAGCTGATAATCCACCAGATGGAAATTTAGAAAAGTATCTAAATGACATGCGGGCATCAATGAAAAATATTAATCCTAAACTATTAGATGACATTACTGATTTAACTAAACTATATGTCAGTAAAATAAATGTTGGTGGATTGCCAGAAGCAAGTAAGACAAACTTGAAACAAGTTACTGCGGGACTAATATCTAATAACTCCACTTATACCAATGGAGGTTTTATGGATGAGCTTAAAAACTTTGAGATTAATGTTGATACTAGGCTACCAAGACCCAACGCAAAACTAGAACCAATCTCAAAAGAATCTAAACCTTTAACGAGTGGAGAAATAGATTTAGAGCGATACCGAAATTCTGCTACAGTTCTTTCAGGAGATGATTTAGCATCATGGATACAGCAAAACGGGGTTACACGAAATAACATTCCATTTGAACTGGTGGACCCAAAAGTTACAAAAACTGAAGAATTATTAAACATATTCCAAGCTAAAGATTCTACACTGAATAAATCATTAACTTCAGACGCTGGGCAAGAAGCACTAGAAAGATTAACACATGGTCAAATAAAACCTCAAGAGTTTGCACAGTCTATAGAAGTAACTTGGAAAGATAAAAATGCTCCAAAGTTTGTTGCCAATGCTATGCAAGGTAGCACAATAGATTTAGACAAACTTGAAAAAGCTATGGGACAGGCAAATATTAGCAAGACACTGGCAGCACATACACCAAACAATAGACCGGTTGATGGTTCTACTTTTGGTAGTAGTTTGGAAACTAATCTATCAGCTGCAGAGAATGCTGCGATAGCTAGAAAGCAAGAACAGCTTCTTGCTATGCAAAAACATGAAAGAGAGATGCGTCGGCTGATGCAAAATGCCGAAGGTGAAAGTATGCGAGCATATACAGCATATGAAAAAGCAATGGCAGCAGAACAAGCCGCAAGAAAAAAATATATTGAAGATGCTCAAAAATTAGGAGCTGAAGGTAGAGAAGAAGCAGCAAGGGCTAGACGAACTGCTGCCTATGAAAGAGAGATAGCTCAACTCCAAGCTGATACAAATAAAGCAGCGACAGCATATTGGAATTCTGTAAAAAATTCTCCCAACTCAGAACAACTACAACAATCTGTTGAACGAGAAATGCGCGATGCTAAAACATTTCCAGAGACTGGCACAGCACCAGCTGGAGATAAATCAGCTGAACTAACAAAACAAGCCAATACAGAGTTTGACAATATCCAACAAAGAAAGCTAGCAGAGCCAGATCCATCACCAAACTTTGATCCTAAAAGTCAGCTTACAGTAGAACCAGAACCATCTACCCCAGCAGCAGAAATTCAAGCACAAGCTGATAAAATTGCTGCTATGAATGGTCAATCACCGCCATCCTCAACACAAACAAAATACACTGTTGGTGACAAAAAGATGGTAAACGGTGCTGAGTATGAATGGCTAGGAGCACAGTGGAGAAATAATACTACTGGCAAAATGGCTACTAGCACTGTAGCACAACAACTTAACAGTCCCACTACTCCACTAAAAACTGCTACTATACCTCAAAAAGCTGATGCTCAAATGCAACAAGCATTAAGCGATTTAGGCGTAGCAAACTCAGAACAACCAGGAACTATAAATCAAAGAAACATTACCCCAAAAGACGGAGAACTACAAAAGCCTACATCAAGTAGTATGGCTGGCCCAGAAACAAACACGATGGCAGGCACAACACAGGACGCAATAAACAAAGCTGGTCCTGGAAAACTAATTCCAGTATCTGAAGAAAATAAAAATACATGGGGCGAGTTTAAAGAAGAGAGAAAAGCTATCGACGAACGAACGTCAGGCGGCAACTTTGAAGAACGCAAGAAAAACCTAACAGATGCTGATAGAGCCCAGGCTGATAGATTAGGCGTTAAGGATGCTAAAGAACTTGATGAACTTGAAGGCGGAAGAGACGAACAAAAGAAATTAGATACAGCAATAAACAAAGGCACAGCAAAAATAGAGGCTCAACGAAAAGAGATAGAAGCAGGAGCTAACTCAGAAAGTTTAGAGAAACAACATAAAGCTAACGTATCAAAAAGTCTCCCATCTAGTAGAGAGATAGCTGAGAGATTAGCTAAGATGCCTAAATCAGTCGCAACTTCAATAGCTAAAAAATTAGGAATAGCAATAGTTGCAACCAGTGCTGCTATTGGTGCCGTACCTGGTGCCGCATTTGGTTTGGCTATATGGGCTCTTGATTTATTAGATGTATATGATATAGTAGTTCTCATGGTAGCAGCTGGATGGATAGATGACACTAATGAAGAGCTAATGGCATTGAGAGAAAAAGATTTAGAAAAAATAGATGCCTATTTAAGAAACGATGATACTAGCGATGACGATAAACGAGCATATGTAGCTAGAATGTTACAATATGATTCTGTATCAGCCTTCAATCCAAAGTGGTGGTTTGGCGGACTTGAGCAATGGAAAAACGATATTACAGGTGGTAGAGTTTTCAACAACAAATGGGCTAAAGAAAACTTTATGGGAGAAACATATGGTGGAGGAGGATTTGCTGTAACAGTGTCTAAACCAAATGCTGAAACAGGAAAAGATGAGCCTGTAGAAATGCCTTTGACTCCGTTTAATATTCATAAATTAAGTGTTGTTCGAGATGTTCCTAAACAACCTAGAACAAGCGGTGATATGAGAGAGTTTAGGAAAAGAGTAGAAAGTATAGCAAGACGATGGAAGCAAGGACCATATTATTTCATAAATATTGACAAAAATGGTGGATTACAAGTCTTAAGTAAAACATTTAAGGATATACGAAACGAGCCTAACAATCAAGTATTTGCAGAAGGACATCCTATTATTATAGGAAGTAATGAAACAACTGCTCCAGCTGGAAGGTATGATGCTAGAAACGCACCTACAGTTGATTTGAGTCAAGGGGCTTTGGGCTTTGGTATGGTAGATCCAAATAAAATGACAGATGCTAAGTATGCCCTTCAAGAAGTTCTCGATAACTATGATGGATATTTTCTAACAGACAACTATAACCAAATTATCCAAAATATAAAAAATCCTAATGATAGAAGATATGTTGATGACATATTTAATGGAAGAGCATCCGGTGTTGTTGGTATAAAAGTAGAGATGGCAAGATTTTTAGCAACAGAAGCTGAGAAGCAATATGAAAGAGTAAAGGCAATAAATCCTCTAGCATATAAAGATGAACGTGCTGATGCTCACGAAGAATTTATTCTTAGAAGACTTAGCTCAGGACATTATAAAGAAGAAACAACAGAATCTCACAAAATAATATTGTATCGTAAGATGAAAAAACTTACTGAGAGATTAAATACATACAGGAACGCTAAATACTTTATAACAGGAAGGTAATATGAATTTACAAGACATGAAAAAATTGGCTGGGCTGAATGAAGCTAGCGTAAATATATCGCTAAACGGAACAAACAGTCAAGAGATAAAAGATTTGATGGGAATCTTTACTGGTGGAGATAAACCACCTATGGGTTTAGATAAACCCGCTCTCCCGCCAATTGGATTAGGTGACGCACCAAAGCCACCAATTGGGCTGGACATTCCAGACATTAAGCCACCAATTGGACCAGCACTTGCTCCAGACTTGGACGGGATGCCTCCATCTAAACCTCTTGGATTAGATTTAGACGGACCTTCAACTTGTGACACTTGTGGAGGAATCCACGGTGACGAACCCTGCGGAGAAGCAGAAGGCGATGGTGACTGGGACAACTCCCCAGATGAGAAATATCAAGACGGAGACTTTTTGAGAAAGAATGTATCAGGTGGACCAAGCAACAAAAAATCAGACATTAGAGTAAAGGATCCAATGGCAATGGAAAGTAAATTTAAGAAAGAACTTTGGAAAGCATTGAATGAAAAATACTTTACAGAGATTGATGGCAGAGATGAAGGTAGTAACAACTTCTCAGGACGTAGTGACAGAACATACTTTATAGTTCCTAACGACGATGACTATATGGACATCCAAGACGATAATCGCTTTGCTGGTGACATTGAAGTCCCTAATGAGAACGCAGACATCATGGCGCTTCCAAACTCCAAATTCCGCAAACTCAAAAGAATGTACGGCAACAAAGTATTGGATCTAGGCACAGACTATGACGAGGCTGTAGAACGAGAAGAGAAGAAAGCAAAACGCAGACATTTAGCAAACATTAGTCGAACACGTGCAGGTGGATCTGCAGGAAGAAGAACAGAAGGCGAGCAAGCAGCACGAGAAAAAGAACTCAAAGGTAAGCAGCACAATCTTCCTCCACATCTAAAGAAGAAGATTGAGGACGCACCAGAGGATCAAATCAATAGTAGTCAATATGATGAAGAGATGGACGACATCCGCAAACTATCTGGGCTCTAAAAATATAGAACAATGTCAAAATCTTTGGATGGGGTATTAACTAAAAAAGCTAACCAGCAAGAACAATACACCAATGAACAAATAGAAGAATTAATGAAGTGCATGGATCCTGAGGAAGGATACTTGCACTTTTCCAAACACTACGCTTACATACAACATCCTGTCAAAGGTAAATTGTTATTTGATCCGTTTGACTATCAAGTCAGACTAATGGATACATATCACAATCATCGCTTCAATGTGAATATGCTACCACGCCAGACAGGCAAAACAACCTGCGCGGCAATATATTTGATGTGGTACGCTATGTTTCATCCAGATCAAACAATTCTAATCGCTGCTCACAAATACACAGGCGCTCAAGAGATTATGCAGAGAGTTCGCTATGTGTATGAATGTTGTCCAGATCATATTCGTGCAGGTGTAATCAGTTACAATAAAGGTAGCATTGAATTCGAAAACGGTAGCAGGATTGTAAGTGCAACCACTACAGGTAACACTGGTAGAGGTATGTCCATATCACTGCTATACTGTGATGAGTTTGCGTTCGTTGCTCCAAACATAGCTGAAGAATTTTGGACTTCTATCTCTCCTACACTAGCAACTGGTGGGCGTGCCATTATTACATCTACTCCAAACTCAGACGAAGATACATTTGCTACAATTTGGAAGCAAGCTGAACACAAGTTTGACGAGCACGGCAACGAACAAGATTTAGGTATAAACGGATTTAAATCTTTTACCTGCCGCTGGGACGAGCATCCTGATAGAGATGAAAAATGGAAAGAGGCTGAACTAGGACGTATTGGTGAAGAGCGTTTTAGACGTGAATATGGCTGCGAGTTCTTAGTATATGATGAAACACTAATCAACTCTATACGTTTAGCTGAGATGGTAGGCAACAAAATTATAATGAACATGGGACAGATACGCTGGTATAGAAAAATAGATCCAGCGGCTACATATGTTGTAGCACTGGACCCGGCTATGGGAACTGGTGGTGACTATGCTGCTATACAAGTTGTAGAAGTTCCTACTTGGAAGCAGGTAGCAGAGTGGCGACATAACACTACTGCTATTCCTGGACAAATACGATTGCTAAAAGATTTGTGTATTCATATTGCATCTAAATTAGACAATGTAAATTCATTATATTGGAGTGTAGAAAATAATTCCATTGGTGAGGCGGCACTTATTGTTATTAATGACTTAGGTGAAGAACATATACCTGGATTATTTTTGAGCGAGCCTATCCGCAAAGGACATATGCGGAAGTATAGGAAAGGCTTCAACACTACACATAGCTCTAAACTCAATGCGTGTAGTAAAATGAAAACTATGATTGAGAACTACGAACTAGAAATAAATTCAGCAGCATTGATATCAGAACTGAAAAATTTTGTAGCTAACGGTGCATCTTATAGTGCTAAGATGGAGGAAACAGATGACTTGGTTTCTGCCATGCTGCTGGCTATACGAATGATTGGCGTGTTACGAGATTGGGATCCTAGAATATATAACTCTTTCAAGAGTTTGACGCAAGATGACGAATACGAACCACCAATGCCAATCTTTATATCTAATCATTATTGATAAATAAAATTATGGATAAGAATATTGACTTTATAGGCGAAGAGCTGTTTAATAAAATCCGCGGAAGATTTCCTGAGGTTACTATTGGTGACGAATCAGGAAATGTTACAAACAATCCTAAGGAAGGACGCTACTTTGACTTTGAATTCAAACCAGGAACAGGATCAATAAATGTTGAACTGAGCCAAGAGGGTTTGAATGTAATGTACGCTGAAACTTTTCTAGAGGACCAAACCTCTACTACAAAAAAAGGATGGTATTCTTTTCTAAAAGAATTACGACAGTTTGCTAGAAAAAGGCTAATGAACTTTGATGTGAGAAACATTACAAAGAGCAACTTAGACAAACGCGATTATAAATTTATGTCATCACAACACTTTGGGGATCAAGCAATGACAGAATCAAAACTATACGGGACTGCTCGAGATAGCTATCAAGATGTTGGAACATCACGTATCCACCTAGAGCACACCCGCAAGGTAAATCAAGATTTGATGAATTCAAGAACACAGAACATCAAAAACATTTATATTGAAAATGCTGATGGAGAAAGATTTAAATATCCATATAAGCATTTGAACGGTGCACGAGCTATGGCACGGCATATGTCTGAAGGCGGGCATCCATTTGATGATTTTGGAAAACACATTACGGGACTATCTGAAGAGCTTGGTATTTTAGGTAAGTTTAAAACTTATGTAGGCAAATCTAAAGCAGTTACAGAGGGAATGAAAAACTATCACGGACTTGTAAAAGAACGTATCCAGTCAATCAAACGAACACTAGAATCAATACAACGTGAGTATAGCTACAAGCACATTACATCACAATTCGTAGCTGAGGAACTTACAGAAGTTCCTGAGGACATTTCTGTAAATTGGATTGATCAACTTACTGTAAAGCAATTTGATGAAGAGCTAAAAGAAGCATTCCCTTACCTTTATCGTCTAGTAGCAGAGGCTCCTTTAGAGTCAATTGGTCCAGACGATTTAGTAAAAGAAGAACCAACAGAAAGAAATCGAGCAGCAAAAAAATCTTCATCCCCAGTAGAAAAATTTGAGGCTTGGGCACAACATAGAGTTGATAATGCAGTCCAACAAGAAAAATTACGAGATCTAAAAAAGCGTCATCATCACAAAGGTAGCAAGTTCAATCCTATCGACGATGAGATAGTGGATCATAGAGAAGAAAAGAAAATCCCCGTAACCGAATTTATTTTAGGTTACTATGATAAGGAAACAGGACAGTTTCCTAAAGGCGAAACAGCAGTATTGACAGCCGTAGAAAAAGACTATGGCCCAAAATACGTTGAAGGAGCTAATAAGTTTATTAGAGCAATAAACGAAAAGTTCAAAGAATATCACACAAGATCACGTGGAGAGTTTGTACAAGATTCTGCAGGTGGATTGAATGATATTATTAGGTTGAGTGGAATAGGGGCTTGAAAGGGTTAGCTCAATTGATGCGTGTCATCATTATAACGATTGTATTGATACTTTTATCTGCTTGTACCGAGGAAGCCAGAAACAAACTCTTTCGTTCTGCTGATAATGTTATAGGGCAAGACTATCGTGTCTCATATATAGATGAGGGAAAGGTAGTTAAGACATGGACCATTAAAGATGGCAAAATAACATCAGGACAAAAAGAGAATGGAATACCAACAGGCTACTATTATTTTTGGAGTGAGGAAGTAGGTTATGTTCAGACTCCAGTTGATAGAACTATAGTTGAGGAAATAAAGTAGAGGAGTACTGAATGAAATACATTAGCGGGCTTTTAGTAGCACTGGTAATGTCTGTTATAATGACAAGCACAGCATCAGCTGAAATTCACGACAATGGCTATGTAGGTAATGGAAGAATCTTCCATGACATCAAAAGGCCTATTATGCGAGGTGGTGTAGAATATCCTGTTTTTTATACATCTCGAGATGACGTCTATGCATTCTCATTTGATTATGTCGTAGCTGAAATGAAAAATATTTACTACGATAGACAAATAGCACAACGGCATGGCGTTAGATTTACAACCTATCCTGATCTTGATATTACTCTGTTCATTGCTGACAGTCCAATGGAAGTAATGGAGTTATACGAAAAGTTAAAGGATGAGCCAATGATATCTTATCATGAATTGGCTTTGTTTGAGGCACACCCCGATATGAAAATGGGAGTGGTTGAACTTACTGACATGGAATCACCTATTGGCAACAATATGCTGTGGTTCACTGTTTGGTAATAAATAAAATATAATTTAGGAGAAACAATGAAATTATTTTTGGCATTGAGCGCAGTGGCACTCATCGCAGTAGGCTGTACAGCACCTCAACCTGCAGTTGAAGGACCTTACTTCATGCAGCACGACGATCACGATAAGATTTGCTACACCCGTGGCACAGATGTTATTTGTGACTACCACGAGCATAACAAACCAGAGGCACCAGCACCTCATCATCACCAATCAGTGAAGAAGCACGATCAATACCATGATCACAATCATTCCCACGAAGGATGATACAAGGGAAAAAGTTTGGATCTTTGGAGATAGCTTTGGAGATCCATGCTTTTCCCACATACCATATACATATACCTACCAACTTAACCATCAGTATCAAGTAAGAAATTACTGTCTTAGTGGATCATCACCCATAAGGATGCTGAATGAACTTTTTAAGAAAATTATAAAACATAAACGAAAACTTGAACAGCTAAAAGATATAAATTTAATTTTTTTATTATCTTATGCTCATAGATTTGATTTTAAGCCATTTGAGGCTAGTGAAGCTAGTAATTTTGCACATATGTTTTATAGAACTAGAGAGGAATCTATAATTGAAATTAAAGACGCAGAGAAATATTTACCTTGGTATAAATGGGCTAAGATATATGCTCGGCATCATCGAATTCCTTATAATGTTGATGAAATAGATGAAATTCGAAACTTACAAACATTAATTGCTCAAGGAAAATTATTTAAAAAGGTTCTTGTTATACAAGTTCCACAACTGCCACTAAATGAGTCTTCTAGTTATACAGACATGTTTTTAAAAGCAAATAATGAACATATATTTGATAATGTGAGCGTCAATCAAGGACCTGGTCTGGAGACTTATATGAATATGCCATATACTGATTCACTCTTCGTCACTCATGAGATAAATCTCTCCCCCAATCATCTGTCAGAAACAAATCATCATCTTTTTTATAATGCGCTGTCATTATGGATAAATAAAACTGAAGCTAGTTCATTTAGCACAACGGTTCTAAAGCAAGAAATATTTCCTCTTGACTTTAGATAAAATATAGTATATACTAAGAAGTATATGCTACTTTTAACTCAACTTAGGCATATTTAACAGGCTATTATTATAGGAGAATATTATGGCATCTTTAGCAGAAATCCGAGCAAAACTCAAAGAACAAGAATCCAAATCAACAGGACAAGGTGGCGGCGATAACGCAATTTATCCCTTCTGGAATATTTCAGAAGGAACGACTGCGGTATTGAGATTTCTACCTGACGCAGATACAAACAACACTTTCTTTTGGCGAGAACGTTTGATGATTAAACTACCTTTTGAAGGTGGCATCAAAGGACAAACGGACTCTAAGCCAGTACAGGTACAGATTCCTTGTATGGAAATGTACGGAGAGTCTTGCCCTATCTTGAACGAAGTTCGTGCTTGGTTCAAGTCTCCGGAGATGGAGTCAATGGGGCGTAAGTATTGGAAGAAGCGTTCTTATTTGTTTCAAGGATTTGTAGTAGAAGATCCAATGAACGAAGAATCGAAACCTGAGAATCTTATTCGTCGTTTTATACTTGGTCCACAAATCTTTACCCTAGTCAAGGATGCTCTTATGGATCCAGACATGGAAGAGATGCCAACTGATTACACATCAGGCTTGGACTTTAGACTGAAGAAGACTTCCAAAGGTGGATACGCTGATTACTCAACATCCAGCTGGGCACGACGAACACGCCCACTAGGCGATGCTGAAATGCAGGCTGTGAATAACAACGGCTTGTTCAATCTGAATGACTTCCTTCCAAAGAAGCCAACAGATGTAGAATTGAAGATTATGCAGGAAATGTTTGAGGCATCTGTCGATGGCGAGGCATATGACGAAGAGAAGTGGGGTAGCTACTTCCGCCCTGCTGGGTTGGCAGCTAAGACTGGTGATCCACAATCCGCTCCTGCTCCCGCACCTGCTCCAAAGGTAGAAGCTAAGGTAGAAAAGGTAGAAGACGACGATCTACCATTTGAGCCAGACGAGCCCAAAGCGGCAGCCGATGCTGCTAAAGGTGGAGCTGATGCTAATGACATTTTAGCAATGATCCGTAACAGACAAAAGTCTGAAGATTAATATATTGGCGCCCCGTTAGTTAAATGGTATAACAGTAGATTTGTAATCTTCCGTTACTAGTTCGATTCTAGTACGGGGCTCCACCTCACCCTTTAAGGAATTTAATGGCAAAGGCTTTTGACCCATCAAAGTTTCGCAAAGAACTGACTAAATCTATCTCAGGTATGAGTACAGGATTTAATGATCCTACTGATTGGGTTAGTACAGGAAACTACGCACTAAATTATTTGATATCCGGCGACTTCTATAAAGGAATACCTCTAGGTAAAGTGAGCGTATTTGCAGGAGAGTCAGGCGCTGGTAAAAGTTATATTTGTGCTGGCAATATTGTAAAAGCCGCACAGGAACAAGATATCTTCGTTGTGCTAGTAGATAGTGAGAACGCACTAGACGAAGAATGGCTACGCAATCTAAATGTAGATACATCCGAAAGCAAACTGCTAAAACTCAATATGAGTATGATTGATGATGTAGCTAAAACAATCTCTGTCTTTATGGATGACTTCAAAAAGCTAGACGGAGAAGACAAACCCAAAGTATTATTTGTTATTGACTCACTAGGTATGTTGCTAACTCCAACAGATGTTGATCAGTTTGGCAAAGGCGATCTAAAAGGTGATATGGGTAGGAAACCTAAAGCACTAACAGCCCTAGTAAGAAATTGTGTCAATATGTTTGGTAGCCATAACGTAGGACTTGTAGCAACTAATCATACATATGCATCTCAGGATATGTTTGATCCGGATGATAAAATTTCAGGCGGACAAGGATTTATTTACGCCTCTTCTATTGTAGTAGCGATGAAAAAGCTAAAGCTAAAAGAAGATGAGGATGGAAATAAAACCTCAAATGTAAATGGCATTCGTGCTGCTTGTAAAGTTATGAAAACACGATATGCTAAACCGTTTGAAGGAGTACAAGTTAAGATTCCGTATGAGACAGGAATGGATCCGTATAGTGGATTAGTGGATCTATTTGAGAAGAAAGGATTGCTTGTAAAGGATGGCAACAGACTACGTTACACAGACTCTGCAGGAGTAGAGCATAAAGAGTATCGCAAGGCATGGACTGGTGAGCGACTAGACATGATTATAAATGATCTACCCAATCGTCCTCTTGAGCTAAATATACCATATGTTGAAACTCAAGAGGAGATAACACAAGATGAATGAACAGCTCATTGTTGATACATGGACTTTATTCAAAGATCATTTAGATAAAAAGAATCTACCTGCTGTAGCAGAACAGTTTGTTGAACTATGTGCTGACTACGGGGTAGATGATCCAACGTTAAAAACTGTATTAGGCAACTGTCCTTATTTGGATCACGCAATTGCTTACTACTTGGACGAACCTGACCTCGAATACGATGAGTAAATATGGCAGGATGGTACTCTAGTGTTACTAGAGACGTAAACTCTATACCTAATGCTATTCAACACTTTGAATCAGAACTAGCACAAGCTCGTATGGAGTGTAAGCTGAGAGGCTCACTTGAAAAAGCTAGTTCTGAACTTCCAGGTATAGTTGAGCATAGGTTCAATCAGTTACAAGAGATTGAGGCTATTCTCAACTACCTAAACATAGAACTTCGCAAACTAAGATCCTCATTCTTTAAAAAATATTTAGAAAATTATCAGCGAGCACTGTCTAGTAGAGATGTAGAAAAATATGTAGATGGTGAACCTGATGTTGTTGATTTTGAACATATCATAAATGAGTTTGCACTGCTTCGTAATAAATGGCTAGGCGTTATGAAAGGCTTAGATCAGAAGCAATGGCAAATTACTAACATTACTAAACTAAGAGTAGCAGGTATGGAGGACGCAACATTATGATTTACGAATTTCATAGACAGCATCGAGGCAACGCAGGAGACTTTTACTGTAACCCTAGCAGATACTTTGCAGATTTTTCTGCCAAGACTTGTCCTATTCAACTTCAAGATAATCCAAGATATCAAGTAACTGATGCCGAGGGTAAGATTGTTGTTATAGGAGGAGGTGGTTTGATACATCCAACGTTCACAGAGAATATTGAATTTATTGTAAAACAGCAACCCGCAAAACTCGTAGTCTGGGGTATTGGAACCAATTATGATGTAAATAAGGACAGAGGATATCCTGAATGGCTTGGCAATGCTGATATGATTGGTTTGCGAGATGCTAACAATATAGGCATTGGCGAATATGTTCCGTGTGTAACTTGTATGCATCCAGCATTTGATAATCCTATGAAAAAAAGCATGACAAAGTATATTATCTACACGCAAGAAAAGAAAAGCCAGATGTAGATGCACCTGTACTAACTAACAAGGCAAAAGACATATATAATATTATTCGCTTTTTAGCTTCAGGCGAAACTGTAGTAACTACTAGCTATCACGGAGCCTATTGGGCTATGCTACTTGGCAGGAATGTTCAAGTAGTGCCGTGGAGCACAAAGTTCAAAACTTTTAAATATACGCCTGTAATGTTAGAGTCAATCAATGATGTGTCCAATGACACTATGTATATCCATCCTACATACTTGGAAGAATGTAGAGATCTAAACAAACGGTTTTATGAGAGATTTAAAAATTTATGTGGGCTATGATCCAAGAGAGGACTTAGCATATGAAGTATGTCGCCATAGCATTCTAACACGAACACCTGGCGCTACTGTATATCCAATTAAGAAAACAATGTTAGAGAAGTCAGGCTGGTACTGGCGTCCAATAGATAGATTATCATCTACTGAATTTACATTTACTAGATTTCTAGTACCTGCGCTAACACACTACAGAGGGTGGGCATTGTTTATTGATTGTGATACGCTATTACAAACTGACTTGAACGAACTGTTTGATTTAGCTGACGACAAGTATGCTGTAATGGTAGTGAAGCACGACTACACACCACTCAGCCAAACTAAAATGGATGGCAGACTACAAACTGTATATCCACGCAAAAACTGGTCCTCGGTAATGTTGTTCAACTGTGAGCATCCTTCTAATAAAGTTTTGACTAAGGAACTTATTAGTGACCCATCTAAAGATGGTGGATACTTCCATCGTTTCAATTGGCTGCAGGATGATGAGATAGGCGAACTGCATCACGAATGGAACTGGCTTGTAGGGCACTACTACAAACACGATGGATCACCAAAGCTAATACACTATACAGAAGGCGGGCCTTGGTTCAAAAACTATTTTATGCAGGACTTATCAGATGTTTGGAAGGATGAGTATCAACAACTAATGGAGAGAGAATTTACCATCAAGGACACTGTTGATAAATGAAAACCACTGTTTGTGCCTTCATCAACTCAATACCTCCATCTGCCCGTAGAAGTCACAAAGCAGACTTACTCATAAATTTTATCAAAGGAGTCAATGCTAATAAAGACTCTGGCAAAATTTATGACTCTAGATATAATCGCCCCGTCCCAGTTGATGTTGCTGTATTACAAGGCTGGGTGCATGAGAATTCCTCAAGAACTCCTCATCTAAATTTTCGTCGTAGTATTATAAAACGACAACAAGACGATAATAAAAATCTTATTGTTATTGATAGTAACCTGTTTGGTTACAATGTAGATAAGTTACACCCTATGATGTATCATCGTTTTAGCATGGGCGGAGTATTTCCAACTACTGCTAACTATTTTGATACTATTGTAGATGAGACACGCTGGGATAAGATATCCACAGATTTAGATATAAAAGTAAAGCCATGGCGTAAGTTAGGAAGTTACATCTTACTATGTTGCCAACGCAACGAAGGTTGGAGTATGAAAGGACTGTCTGTTGTAGATTGGATTCATCAAACAGTTCAAGAGATCCGCAAGCATACAGACAGAGGCATACTTGTAAGAGCTCATCCAGGAGACAAACACGCTCATAGATATTTGCGAGAGACAAAGCATAAAATATCTAACAACAAAAGTATCAAAAAGGATTTTGAAAAAGCATGGGCTACAATAACATACAATTCTAGTCCAGGTGTAGCCAGTGCTATTGAAGGAGTACCTCTGTATGTTACAGATCCAATTCCACAGACTAGCCAAGCATTTGCTGTAGCCAATACAGATTTATCTACTATTGAGTCTCCACAAACATTTGATAGAACAGATTGGCTACAGCGATTAGCTATGTGTCATTGGAAAATGGAAGAGCTACGCAATGGCGATGCTTGGCGACATATGAAACAATTTATCTCCGATAAAGAGCCTTATGTAACCTTAGGGAAGAAGTAAAGTCTTTATCTTTGTGCTTTGCTTTTAAATGCCATAGTTTTCCTTGCATTTGATTATTGAATGGGCTTAGTATCTTATCTGGCTTTGGAGATAATTCTCTATAGCTAAAGTCATCTACAAACTCTCTACACTCACGAATAACTCTACCAAACGAATCTCCATCAAAAGGCTTATACATATTTGAAAAGTCTCGACGATGATAGATGCTGCGATACTTTGCATAGAACATAGGCTTGTATCTATGCTCTCGATTGATTATAAAGAATCCTGTCTCTACAGAATAGTAACCTTGCTGGGGAACTCCAAAGTGAGCAGATATATTATCTGAACTATCATCCCCTATCAAAGAGTGTAACCAAAGGGGTGTAATGTAACCTTCTGAGATTACATCAGCATCTACCCATACTAGATAACCAGTAGAAGGCTTGAGATGTTCTATAATAGGAAATGCCTTTTTAGAAAATATAGTAGCTCGGCTGTTAGTATGTGTTGCTTTTTGGAATTTATGAAAAGCAGATCCTAAATTATTCACATCCTTGATTGTAATTCTAGGATCAGTTATAGGCAAAGTGTCTTCTGTATAAACAGTAAGAGTAAAGCCAGTCCAATACTTCAGCCAAGTTTGAATCATATAAGTCCCAACCTTGTTGTAATAGTCGAGACTCATACTTGTTACAACATCAAAACTTCCAGTATTTTTCTCCACGCTTCACCATAAGATCTCTTTTATTGCTTTTACCTGTTTGTTTTCTGTCACCCTTTAGATGATCTAACCAAGTACCTAACACACCATTGATGAGAGGATGTCCTCCCCCACCAGTCTTTACAGCCACGCTATACATACCAGCACTGTAATCTAACACATCTGGATACATACGCATAAATTTTTCTAAGCAGGAGCCAAACACATAACTATCGTGCCATTCATCTAATTTGAATATCCCGTCCTCAGCATTCTCATATTGATATTCAAGATTAGCTACAAACTGTCGTGCTTTAGCGGATTTGCAATCAATCCCATAAAAGCCACACTCAGGCCATGTCTGAGATCCTTTGCCTCTGCCTACATATGTTAGCCATACATCAGAAGGGAACAGAGATGCATATTGTTCATAGTTCCAGTGACTATGCACAACCATGTCAGCATCAATCCATACAACCCAACCTTTGCCAGTATTTCTTTCACAAGCATCAAATACCGCATATACCTTGTTTGCAAATCGCATCGCATCCCATTTGAATTTTTTATCATAGTCCCTAGGACGCTTGTGCGGGAAAGGACACTCGCCATTAGCCTTAGGAACCTTGCCCCATTTCTTTTTGAACTTCATCAACTTTGGTAATGCTTCCCGTTGATTCAATATTAGAATCTTGCTAGGTGCGGGATTGATTGGATCACAATCCTCAGCATACACTAGCAACTTCATATTATCATCTGTATTTTGTGCCCATGTGTCTAAGAACTTTTGAGCATAGAGATCTAAACCCTCTTTGTTGAAAGTTGTTACCGCAAGAATGTCTGTCATCAGTTTCTCCTGTATATATAGTATATATAAGTATTTAATATGAAATCATTTAATTTGCACACAAATAATGGAGCACTCAACTCCAAATCTGTATTCGCTGCCTTCGAGGCTGGAGCTAAACGATTAGGCTACACTGTTTACCATAACTCCGACAAAGGAGATGTAGATGTCATATGGGGCGTCCTCTGGCATGGTAGAATGTTGAAGAACAAAGAGATATGGCACAGAGCAGCTCGCAATCGTACACCTGTCATAGTATTAGAAGTAGGTGCTATAGAACGCAATGTCACATGGAAAATGGGAGTAGGCGGAGTCAATAACTCAGCTTACTTTGGACCTCGAGCAAACGACAGCAAGCGAGCTGACAAGCTAGGACTAAAGCTAGATCCATGGAAACAAAACACAAATGGTTCTATACTCATAGCTTGTCAAAACAATAAGTCAGCACAATGGCACGACGAGCAACATCAAGAGCGATGGCTGATGGATACACTAGCTACAATAAGAAAACATACTGATAGAAATATTATTGTAAGGCAGCATCCACGATGCCCAATGCGTCTGAGAAACCTACCTGCCAACACTATTCTACAAATACCTAAAAAGATTCCTAACACATATGATGACTATGACTTTACTGTTGAGAAGGCATACGCCGTAGTCAATTGGAGTTCCAACCCAGGCATCATAGCAGCAATGAAAGGAATACCACTCTTTACTTCCTTTTCGAGCCTAGCGTGGAGCGTGGGTAATCTGGATGTAAATAATATAAACAATCCAGACACACCTGACAGACGACAATGGCTGAATGATTTTGCATATACCGAATGGACTACGAAAGAAATATCTACGGGTAAGCCACTAAAACGATTGACAAATATTTTATAACCTGTTATAATGAAAGTATAGGTAGAATTTATGATGACATTTGGACTAGAGGATGTAGATTCTCACGAACCACAGGACCCAGTGACTATTGAAGATTATTTAGATATTATATCAGCTAATAAAAAAATTCTAACAGATCCTGATCAAAAGTTATTCTATAGCTTACACAGACAATCTATGAAGGGTATGGGTTTGACTGAACGGCAGCACGAACTGCTAAAACTCAAACTACTTGAATACTCTGAGTGGCTCGAGGCACGCTATCCTGACTTTAGAGAAGACTTGGATCATCTGCGTCACCCATATCGTATTATTGATAGAACAAGAACTATCAAAGTAATAGAGCGAGAAGTGCCAGTGTTTGGGGGACTCATCAAAGCTCAGATGATGGCTATACGCTTTCCATTTTCTAATAAAATGATAAAGCATATTGATTTTATCAAGTCTGTACAAGATAAAAAAATGTACGACAATAAAACAAAGACGCACTTCGTCAAACTAAACGAACGCAACGCATTAGATATTATCACACACTTCAAAGATTTAGAATTTGATATTGAGCCTCAGCTATTAGAGTATTATGATGAGGTATGTCAAATACAATCTAACAGTGATACTCATTGCCCTGGTGTATATGATTATCAGTTACGCAATGTTCATCCACGAGTGGTTGAATACGCACATGAAAAGTTTGGCGAACCAGGACCGCACAACTTACATTTATATCGAGATGCTGCAGGTATATTAGGACTGTCTCATTTTGATTTGAAAGCTAGTAGAGAAAACGATGCGAAGCTAACACAAGTCAGCCAAAATATATTATTGAGAACTACTAATCTTTGCTTTGCTTCATCTAAAATATATGGACTAGATCAAATTTTTGAAAGCATACACGAGCTAGATAGATATCCATTACTCATATCTATGCCAGTATTATCTCGACACGAGTCTGTTTCATTCTATCAAGCTAATGGAATTGATCATGTCTTAGGTCCTGGCGAGTCAGTTCCTGATATTGTTATCCTAGCCAAGCTACATACATATTTAGAATCATATGTAAAAAATTCTGAGATGGCAGTTTTGTATCGCAAGGATAAGAGATCAATAGATGATTGTGAATTTAATAACTATGTCACTAGACACGAACTAAATAATTTACCAACCAAGGACACTAAAGTTATCTTTTTACATCAGCAAAAGAGAATACCTAAGCCACTGCTTGAATCTAGTTGGAGGCCTAGAACTGTATTGATGCTACGAGCTTCTATCTCTACTAATAGAACTATTACTGTTTTTAGAGAATCAGCAGACTTAAACTTAACGTACTCAGATGAATTTTTCACAGGACATCATTACTTTACAATATGAAACCATGTAAACTTGTAATACAAGACGAAGTCAATATCAAGTTAGAAGGCTTGCCAGTAGATGTAAGACGCAAAATAGCAAACGCTCTAAAGTTTGAAGTTCCATATGCTAGGCATACGCCACACTACAAGCTAGGGCGTTGGGATGGCAAAGTTCCTTTCTTCAACATAGGAGGAACAGGATATGTCAATCATCTAGGCACTGTGGTAGAGATCCTATCTAAACACAACTACACTATCTCAGATATTGATGATAGACGGCAGACAATAGACTTACAGTTTCCAACTATTACAGAGAACTATTGGGCGAACCAAGGAGTATGCTGGCCCAAAGGACATCCTGCTGAGGGTGAAAAAATACTACTACGTGACTACCAGGTAGAAGCGATAAATAATTTTTTAGCTAACCCGCAGTCACTGCAGGAAATAGCTACGGGCGCAGGTAAAACTATTACCACAGCCACACTCTCACACATAGCAGAACAACATGGACGAACACTTGTCATTGTACCAAACAAATCTCTTGTGCAGCAGACTGAAGAAGATTACAGAAACTGCGGGCTGGACGTCGGCGTATACTTTGGTGATCGAAAAGACCTTGCCAAAAAACATACCATATGCACTTGGCAGAGTCTTAACATCCTTGGAAAGAAAAGCAAAGACGCAGAA